TTAAACTTCCATAAATTTAGCAGGTACACCAATTTTTTCAACTACGGAAGATATATTAGTTGGGTTAATCATTACATTTTCAATACAAACTAATTTATTTTCTAATAATCCATTCTCTGTAGTAATAAGCTCTTCAAATCGTTCTAAAGTCATTGAGAACTTGTGCTCACTTCCACCATTCATGCTAACTTTTACATATTTCATAGTGTCACCGCCTCTCTTAATTATCTATAATTCGCTAAGAATACGCTTACATCCTTTTATTAAAACGTGGATTTATCACTTTTATTACTTTCCACTACACGTTTGAAATAATTTGCAGAAAAACAGATACTATACACCGTCTGTTCTATTTATTGAAATTATAATAAAATGTTTCTAGCATTCTATATCTTTGGAAAAGATTATATAATAGTATTGATTAAATAATAGGAGTGTTATGAATGGTTGATATAATCCGACTCTTAATCATCATACTGATTGCAATTTTTTTATTTTCATCAATTATTATGGAGTTTAAAAAACCTCAAAAAAGTATGTTTTGGTTCTCAATTGAAGTCTTGTTTCTGCTGGGAATCGTACTTTTAATGAAAGAATTCTTCTTCAAACTTTCCGCATAACCTCTTAAGTAAAACATAATATTCCATCAATAACGCAGGATAAATTATGATTTTTATTTTTTTCACTGAATTTAAGAATTTAACTTCCAATAAGTTATCCTTTATATATAACTACTTTATATGCTTCTGCTAATTACTCTTTTGTGTATTATCTATCATCGATACTAGAACAAGCATGCCTTGTCATATATTAGATAAGGGATGTGATAACATTGGATAACAATAACAATCAATTTGTTTTTCATGTAGTCAAAAGTTCGGCAATTAAACGATTTATAATTATCGATATAATCGCTGGAACAGGAATTTATTGGACCGTAAACTTTATTTCTTCAAATGCATTACTCGCAATTATTAGTTGTATTTTAGGGACCAAAAAAATGAAGAAAATGCATCATTCATAGAAGTAATAACTAAATCCCAATTCATTTCTTTCAAATATAAACATTCTATTATCTTAATTAAATAAATAAGCTCCCTAATAACCGATGTTTACAATCACAAAAAATAAGAGGTTTCTGATTGCACAGAAACCTCTTATTTAATATCCGCATCTTTATTTACTAAATACATTACATGATTATCTTTCCTAAGTTCACTTTATAATTGATAATAAAAAGGATAATGATAAAAATGCACAAAGTGGTATATATAAAACAGTATCCATTCTAGCAAACTGCGTACCTTTTTTTCGTTTAAAGATACCAAAATAATGAAACTCACCAATTACTCTTATGAAAAAAACAACCATACAAACCCAGGATCCCATTTGAACAAAAATATTTGGAACTGCGAAATGAACAATATTTGCTTGTTGTAATAAAATCATTGCTGCCATACTTAATAATAACGCAATGCACAATGTCATTCCTGTACCTGGTGTAAACGCCTTTTCTCCAGCTTTAGTTGGAATGACACTATTTGTCGCCCACTTACCCCCGAAAGCCCAATAAATATGTAAAAAACTAACTGAAAATAATATACAGACAGAAATATATGCAATAATAAGCATTTTGTCCTCCCATTATTTTATTTAAGTCCTCAACTTTAGAATATGCTATGAATTTCTCATTGGCAATCTATATTTAATTACATAAAAAACCTTTAATAATTTATCAATTTAACGATAAATCATTAAAGGTTTACTGAAATTTATTATGCATTATACCTATTTCTACGACGTTCCATCCTCGTTTGTCCTTGAACAGTATCTTCTTTATATTGATCTATTTGCTCCGACATTTCATATGTTGCAGCTGGAGCTGATTCTTCGTAATTATGCTTACGTATTTTTTCTGGCGTTTTACGTTTAGAACCTTTTCCACCAAACTTAAATAATTTCATCTTAAATTTCGGTAATCTTGGAAGTGGCATCTTAAATGATAGTTTTTTGCGTTTCTTTTTTTGTTGAAATAGATTTATATTTTCTTTATTATTATCCTTCTCTTTACGGTGTATAAACGTCGCAAGTAATCCACCTAATATAAGTCCTCCAGCTAAGAGTAGAAGATATACGTAATTGCTTGTCATTAAACTCGTCATACGCTCAAGTATGACTAACGACTGTACTTCTTTTATATCCCATAATAAAGCGGCCCATAATGAGAATAAACCTAAAGTAAGCCCGTATGTACGAAAGCGAAATATACAAGGTATTAAAGCGATACAGGCGGCAATTTTGGCATTTGCTATTATAGCACTTGTTGAAATATCCTGATTCCAAATAACTAACAGTAGTGTTATAAATGGTGCATATGCTATCCAGCTACAAATACGTGAATATATCTTTTTTGCAAAGTAACTACCGAAACTAGTAAAAAATAAAAGTCCTCCAATATATAAAGATTGTTCAAGAGGGATTTGCTTTAACATTCCTGCAATTGGAAAGAGGCCGCTCAGTAGCATTAATAATACATCTAATTTCTTCACAATTCCCCATTCCTTTCAAATTTCTATTAAATTTTAAAATTAATTTTCCACGTGATTCAGTTTTTGTATTTCTAAAAAACATCTTAATCCTGAATGTTTATAAAGTAAATACATAATAGAAAAGATACATGACAAAGGATAGCTATATTTACATGAACAAATGACAAATCCTAATCGGTATAACGAGCAGGATTTGTTTACTATTGTTTAAATTAGCACTATGAATCTTTCTTTTCTCTCTTTATTACATCAACATCTAATTCATCATCGAATTCTTTAAACTCTCTTGCATCTATATCAGTGGCATAACTCTTTATTACTTTAGCCATATGCATAGAATATGGCATATGCACATTTTTTTCCGGAAGTATACTTGAATTACAACACATGAAATGTATCATTTTAGCGATATATTCCCTTTCTACATGTTTTACACCTAATGGTAGAATTTCAAGTATATATTGTTGAATTGTGTCACTACAATTTAATCGATATTCACCAGTGCTATAATACATCCCTGTTTGATCCGCATATAATCCAGTTCTATCCATATCATTTTCACGCTCTATTACAACAAAGCTTGGTACATCAAAAGCAGTATTTATTCTTATAACGTTTAAATTCGGAACCTTTAACATATCTGGAATAATCTCAGGTACAATATCTATATTAATTTTTTCATTTTGCAACTCTTTAATCCAATATTTTCTCAAATTCGCATCTACAATGAAATAAACTTGTTCATTTTCCTTTTGCGTATGTTGTAGCATTCCCATTAATGTCTCAGATACAAATTCCTTAAAACGGGCACCCACATCATTTCTTTTTGATGGTTGTGGTAAAAATACATTATGTTTATTTATATGTAATAACATATAGTCGATTGGTTGCCACTCCGTATCCCCATATAATTTATATGATATTTCTTTATCTTTTATTTTTGAAATAATAGGCAAGAAATCAAACTTCGAGATTCGTTCAACTGATAAATTGACATATGTACAAGGTAAATTCCTCTTATTCCAATTGCCTTTCAAAAATCCTTTTTGTTCTAATAAATTAAAAATACTAGTTACAATTGTTTCACGAGATACACTTTGACCTATAAATAAATTAATAAATGTTGAAATACGTTTTGTTCGTGCAAACCCTTCACGAATAATTTGTTTCGGATCAATCTTCTCTCTTCCATCACACTTCTTCATTGCAATTAATGCTAACGTCGTATCACTTCGCTTACCTGCCGTAGCATGAACTGCTTTTACAACATCATCTACAAGATTTGTTTTATATTTTTGGCAATACTGCATTTTATATGGATTTTGTAACACTTTTTCCATATTAAATCTTACAATCTTTAATAATACTGGTGAATCTGCATTTACTACATAAGATGTTTCTCCTATTTTAGCTAAAACTATTTCACTATCAAATAATGCTTGTTCTATTTCCAATACTATATTTTCGGACCAAATTTCTAATGTTATGGTCTCTAATCCTTTTGGTGCAAATAAAGGAAATAATTCATTTTAATCCCCTATCAGATAATAGACGATAAATAATTAAAAATGCTTATACAATAAGCCTTGCATTTCATCTGCAACTTTTCTTTATTGATAAAAAACGTTATCAAACGAAAAGTATGTGGGCGAAATGTGGGCGGAAATATCAAATAAAACAAAAGAGCACAGCGTGTATATATCGTGCGCCAACACTTTATATACCATCCACCTGATTACGCCAGGTAAACACTTGCTATACTCTCATGAGTTATTTTACATCATGCAGGGTCTATTAAGCAACGTTTACCAAATTATTGGTGACGTTGCTTTTTTGTTTCCAATAAGGAGACATATAATATGGAAAAGAAGCGCATTGATGTAATAGCAAGTAAAGAATCATTCCGTAACTTATCGCCCTTTATAGAATTAGAAGAATTAAACAAAACTATACGTGCATACAGAGACACTATTCGTATGTCTATTAAGCGTAGCGATGTACAATCTAAACTAATTACATTACTTGAAATTTTAAAGCGCCACAGTTGCAAATATGTAGGCGTTAGTTTCCTATGCAAAAATAGAATAGCTGCAAAGATGGAAGTTTCATATAAAACTGTACAACGTTTAATGAAGAAACTTGTGGATCTAGACATGATCAAACAGGTAGCAATGAAGCGCACAAAAGATATGCTTCAAACTTCAAATGCTATTATCATTCAACCGATTGTGGAAGAAGTGTCCGACAAGGTAGATGCAAAAAGTCCTACAAAGTGTCCTACCATTAAAACAACCCCTGTTCCCTTAAAACAAAATATAAAGGATATAAACAAACGTAATAATAATGAGAATAGTAATACTCTAGAAGAGAATATTGAACAAGCTGATTATGTAGCACATTGGGTACCAGAACGTTTTATTTCTTTAGTTAGCTCTTTTTACAACGAATCTAAAACAATTCAAGAACTGTGGAAGGTCGTAAAACAGTGTAATAAAGTTACAAACTTCTCTACAGGTGATAAAGCATTTAATACAACACAAGAGCTTACTATTGGCTTAAAAGCTATTAAAGAGTTTGTTATGAAAATTAAGTCTGGAGCAAAAATGAATAAGGGTAAATTCGCCTATTTCAACGGAATTGTAAATAACTTAATGGACAAGTTCTACTTTGATAAAGAGTTTATGGGAGCATAAAAAACTCCAAAACGCTAAGAAACCAATAAGGGAAATTTTTCGAAAAGCATATGGAGCGGGATTCTCTACAACCGTAATACATGTTTCCATATTGTTAAAACGCTCAAAACCCCTCTTAAGGATGAAATATTTGTATATCTTATTTACGTAATTTATGTTATATTTTCATATGTTAATTAATTACAATTATTTCAAAAAGGAGTATACATAATGAAAGCAAAGAAACTAATATGTTTTTTAGCATTACCACTTATGTTAGTAGCATGGGTAGGATGTTCTAAGGACAATACAGAAGAGAAGAAGACTGATAGCTTAAAGGTTTCAGAGTCGGAAAAGAAGAAAGACGAGTCAATTGACAAAGAAGCAGATAAACTATACAAAGAAAAGGAAGAATTGCTTGCTGAAAAGGAAAAATTGCTTGCTGAAAAGAAAGAAAAGGAAGAATTGCTTGCTGAAAAAGAAAAATTGCTTGCTGAAAAGAAAACTAAGGAAGAAAAAGAGGTAACGGAAAAGAAAGAAGATACAGATAAAAATGAAGTCTCAAACGATAAAACAGTAAAAGAAGCTGTAATTGGAGAAGGTAGAACACTAGCTGAGGAAAGAGAGTATAGAGGTAAGCAGTTAACTAAAGGTTCTAGTGCATCTTCTCCTTTAGAGAAGTATCAAGAAGATATTAAGGATACTTCTAATGACTTAAAGACGGCAGTTCAATCTATTAAATCCTTAGCTGAAAAAGATGGAACGTGGAAAACAACTCAAACAGGATTAAAGGGAGAATTAAGTAGAGTAAGTGGGAGAGCTAATAGACTAGCAAGTATAGAACCTCCTAAGGAGTATGATTACTTCAAAGTTCAATTAAGAGACGATGCAAGAGCAATTAAACAAATGGTAGACCAAGCATTTATAGCTTTAAATGAAAATGATACTGAAACAGCCAAGTTAAACATAGGTGCTATGATAGATTATGTAGATATAATGTCTTCAACATTGAATGAAATACAAAATGTACAAAATGGAGTGTAAAGGGGTATGTGACAATAAAACGCATTACCTGTTATGTTGTTAGCAGGTTGTACAACAGAGACATATGGACTTACACAGTCAGAGTTACGAAAAGTGGACAAAGAATATTAGTCAAGTAAGCTAACGATATAACAAGGTGGTTATTTCATGAGTTATGATACGATTGCATCACTACAACGTATGGAACAATTAGAACAAGCTCAAGCTGCAGCTGGTAAACGATTAATATTAAAGCCAATATATTCGTCTGTAGATGCTGCATTAATAATTGTTGCGGTTATTCTATTCATTCCAACCTTTACTTTTTCTTTAGTAGCATTTTTAGTTTACTATTATACAAAATTCTTTTTTATGAAAACGCGATTAGTAAAGAATGTAGCTACAGGCGAGAAGTTTTATGTGGATAAAGAAGATTTCAAACAATACAAGCAGAACTTTAAGAAGAATGAAAAACAAGTTAGAAAGATATCTGATTTGTAATAAAAGGAGAAGACACAATGGATGCCAAATTACAAGATAGACAATTAAAATATGTACTCAAAAATCACATTCTCCCTGAGAAGAAATTTGATTTTAATGAATTTAGAACACAAGAAGAATTCAATGATTTTCAGGAAGGATTAAATAAGTTTAACGCTCTTTCCGAAGATGAGAAAACTGAGTTGTTCACTTCGATACAAAATGGTACTTATGAGCTGTAATAAAAAAAGCCGACTCAATTAAGAGCCGGCACTTTTTATACTTACTATTTAATTTCTACATAATAAGAACTAGCTGTAATATAGAACACATTACCTTTACTATTCTTGACTTTATACTGCTGCGAGCCATTTACAGATACTTTATCAATGATAGTGAACCCTAAACCTTCATCAACAGTTCCTGCAACATCTCGATCAGCCCAGGAAGCTTTTGAATAGAATCGTAAGTCATTCACTTTAGAAACTACACGTTTGCCTTCCACAGATGCCGATTCTTCTTTATAGCGAATGTATGATGAATCGTTATAAATCCACTGATTTCCTCCAAGATTTAACCAGTTTCCTACTTTACCCCAGACTTTATATGATTCACCTTTTTGTAGCTTGCGAATGACATCATTGCTTGTGGATGGTCCAGACCGAAGGTTTACATTTTGGCCGTCAATATAAACCACACCACTTGCTTCTGTTACACTTTCAGATGGTTTTTGTGGTTTTGGTTTAACTGATACAGAATCACCATTATAGGCCTTTAAAACATCATTTCTAAATTGTGATTCTGATACGCCATGAGAAGTAAGATAACCAATTGGGTCTTCATGATCTGTACCACCAAGTTTGTATGTAATATCTTTATGAGTCCACAAGCCAACACTTGGATGGATATTTCTATCTTTTAAGATTTTTGCAAGCAACTTTACATATCTTTCATACGATTTTTTGAATTTAATAGGGTCACTAGTTTCAGATAGTTCTACATGTACAAATCTAGCATTTGCCACTGGACCTGCACCCCATGCACGATATTTAGTAGATGCAATTTGGATGTTTTCATCCCAATCCGTTGCATAATGCACAAAAGCATTTCTCCATGTTCTAGCTTCATAATTTCTAATATTAATAGCTGGAGCTTCTGGCGTCGCTGTGGAATGCGCTACTACCCCCTCATATGCACCGACACCATATCTATATCCTTGCTTTGGTAAATCTGGAATAATCATTTCTCTATCTGCAAAAACACTTCCTACAGATGTTAATAGAATAATAGAAGCCGTTGCAACTGAACTTAATACCTTAATAGATTTTCTCATTTTACATCACCATTCCCCATGATTTTTTGTTTGATATCTGATACATCATTTGCTAATGAACTAAAGGCTTTTGCTTGTTCTTCAATTACACCCTGGTTCTTTTCAATAACTTTTTGATACTGCTCTTCACGCTGTTCATTCTTTTTTTGCGTAGTAAAAAGCATCCACACGAATAATGCTGCGAATGCTCCTTGTTGCATCATTGAATTGAAAATTGCATCCTCCATTGTTCTCATCTCCCCAAAAGAAAAAGAGAAGCGAAATCGCCCCTCTTTGTTTTATAAGCTGCATTTTATTCAAAATAAAAAGCCCACTATTGTGCGCTATCCGTAATTAAATCTGCTCTTCCATTGTCAGTTAAATATTTATCGATTCTTTCTTTGTAAACCTTCATTTTGGTGATAACAACTATATACGTATAAACTTCATCAATTACTCGTTGCGCCATGTATTCAGCCATATATCATCACCCCTTTTATCCCATAATCAATTCATCTAAAGCCTTCTGCATTAACTCCATTTGCTTTTTTATTTGTTCTATCTCTGAAGGTTCTTCAGGTTTCGGTTCTTCAGGTTTTGGTTCGACTGTTTTTACCCATTTACCATTTGTGAATATAGGATAATAAATACCATCGGGACAAACTTCCAAAGTACAGTTAGCAGGGATGTCAGGTTCGTACCCTACAATTACATTTTCTTCATAAGGCACTTGAACAGTTTCATACTCTACCTTGTACATTACGCAATCCGGGCAATCGTGCTTGTCGATTGGATCTTCTTCACCTTCATACGTACCATCTACTACGGATTGGTGCAACGAGCATAGCTTCTCTCCTGTGACGATCTCCTTTTGTTCCTCTCGGTGGAACGTTTGTTTTTCGTAAATTGGTTTCTCATTTAAAGGGATCATTTCAGTGAACTTTCCGTTTGTATCGTAACAATATCCATATTGTCGCATTTATATTCCTCCTATTACTAGATAGGTTAAACTAAATAAGTTAATGTGAAGTCTACCCGTTTACCTTTTGCATTAGTGCTTAGAGCGACCGCTCCTGTAGTACCGTTGATAAATACTTGCACCATTGCCGTTCCGTCCGACGTAGGAGTATAGATAGAACGGTTGCCACCTGTCGGTCTTAAATCGGATGGAAGAGTCGCTACTATTACGCCTGTAGCATTTGCATTAAGTACTACTGCACCCTTTAACTCCACGGTACTATTTCTTCGAATAGTCATCAACGGATAGTTAACATCCGGTCCTGTAGCTTCTGCCGATAGCGGAATAGTAGTTGAACCGTCCAGTTTCGTAGATAATGCTGCAACTGTGACTACTCCTGTATTAAGATTCAATGTAAGTTCTTTTTGCCAATCAACTGCACCTGCCATCTTCGGACCAACTGACCACTTACTCTGTGAGTCATTTATTACAATTGATACACCTTTGTCGGTATTAGCTTGTAATACATGCTCTACATTGTTTCTTAAATTAGTAACGCCATTGAAAGTCATATTACCTGTTGCAGTGTCTCCTGCTTTTTTGAGAACATCGTCATTTAATGCATGTCTGTCCCAAGCGTTCCAAACGTTTGCACCTGTCATTTTTCTAGTCCATGTAAATGCACGAGTTCCTGCTAAGACTGTAGCAATTTGTTTAACATAGCTTCTATCGGAATATCGAACAACATCTACATAGAAGAACGCCGTTGTTCCGTCCGGTGAGCTACCTAAATTGTTACCACCATATGAGCCGGGTTTTTGTAGAGAATCTAAATTTTGTCCGTTAATATTGATAGTGTCCCCATTAGGTTGTACAAGTTCCGTGTATGCTTCCGTTTTTTTGACAAGGTTTGTGTTTGATACAACGTTAAATGTATTTGTAGCCGGAGAATAATTCCAAGCACCCGTTTCGGTTGCACCATTTCTTCCAAACCATTCAACTAATCCCGAAGGGTGAAAAACAAGTCTTCCTAGTTGAGTTTGATCGTTGTACCATTGCAACATTTTCGCGCCGTCTTTAGTTTGGAAATTTAAGTTACCCGTCATAGTATCGCCGCTACGTTTCACAACGTCCATTCCGTTCAATTTATTTTGCAGTTGAGTTAATTGTGTATTAATAGCCGTCCATCTACTGTTAATATCATCGACTAGCAATTGCGCTTGTTGAATTAACTCTTCCAATTCAGAAATATATGGGCCGCTCATTGTATGGCCTGTCATCGCATCAGCTAATGTTACTAGTCCGAAATCTTGTGTTGAAGCCCGTACCGTTCCACCCTGTTCAATTGAGAAATATGATCTTTTCCCAACACCGGCTACACCAAACGTTTCTGGTCTGAATGTATATTCGAAATTACCTTGTGTAGCATTGATTATTTTAACGCCTGAAGTATCACGAACATAAGCGTTGTTCGGTTTCAATCCTTCATAATAAATCGTATTACCAGTTAAATTATAAGGAACGCCGCCATCCACAACGAATACATTTACAGTTACGGTTGCTTTATCTCCTTGCCGACCCGTTACGACCGCGTTTAATTGCGCTTGTTGAGTTTTGTTTATGTCCAATACCAGTTTAATTTTCATATTGTCTTATCCCCCCTTCGTTATGGTTAATTTCAAACTCATCTTCTGTTATTACTTTAGGACTATATTCTCTATCAAAAATACTAGATTTACGTTTAGTAGCACTTCTAAAGCTAAATGCTTCGAATACAGGTTCTTCTTTTACAATCTTAATCTCGTAAGAAAAATCGATATCATTTTCGCTTTCCACAACAAAAAAAGTTCCCGTCCGTTCGGAAACCCAAATGTCACCTTGTCCATATTTGCTAATGAACACATGGTATTTTTCTGTTTCGTTTTGCAAGAAGATAGGAAGATTAATAACGGCTTTTCTGTCCACAGTCGATCCATTACCTATGTGGGTAAAAGTTTCGGACGAATTCATAACACTGTGCATATCTTTTTCAACTGGTTTAGGTGCTGCCATTCTTGCAAATGAAGTTGGTTGTGGCGCATTATCATTAGATAATGTACTGGATATACGAGCGTTAAGTATACTGTTACCGCTCATATCTAAAGCAACCCTTGCTCGTATTCTATCCCTGGCGTTCAACTCCATTAGAACGTGTGCATATTCCCCTTCTTTATAAAGAAATTGCGTTGTCCCTTCATTCGAAATAGTTAACGTTCCTGTTACATCTTTGTCTATTCCGCCTTTAAAACGAGTTCCGTTTTCGTCAAAAATGATTCCCTTGTAAGCAAACAATGTTTTATAAGTGTAGAATTTATTTTTATCCATACCTGCCCACGCTGTATTTGCATTGTTTTCTCTTAATACAAAGTCCATTCCGGTATCAGAAACCATTGCTAAACGTCTAGAATCGTTCGAGTATAATAATTCTTGCATGTAATTGCTCTCTTTACCTCTAGATTGAGAAGAGAAAACAACTTTGCTAGTATTCATCCAGAGGTTCTGCCATGCGAATATACCTTTGAATCCATAAGTTGTAGTATTATCAACCACTTCGAATTTTGGTTCATAGAGTTGCGTTGCTGTATCTAATACAGAAAAACTCAAATAACGGCCTGGCTCGATATTCATCGTTACGCCTTTTGTATTATCGGAAACTCTATATTGATACCCTAATGACCCTACTTTATTTGCATCTGAATCGTAAACAGCTAACTGCCCGAGGTTATTTAATTCCATTCGTTTGATGTTATTTACAGTTGACTGTAAACCTTCAGGCATCATTTTAATACTGTTTCCATATCCATTGAAACCCGCTCTAATCATCCCCGCATCGAGTGTGCCAGTTTTTATGAAGTCCGCGACTATTGACCCATCTTTCGTAATAGCTACACCATACGGTCCGTTTACACCTTGAGAAGAATACCCCAATCCGTTAACATTCCATTGCCAAACTTTTTTGGCAGTCATTTCACTGTTCGTATCCATGATTAAAATACGATCTGGATAAACACGAACATAAGAGCCAAAACCACTGTTTATAAGGTCGGTGGCGTTCTGTCTAGCCTCTTCTAATATATTCGGGCCTAAATCCCTTACTTCGTTTTCTAAGTCTGTTACACGCCCTTTAGTGCCGTTTAAATCAGTTTTGGTATTGCTTAAATCTTCTTTAGTAGTATTTAGATCTTTTTTCGTATTAGTCAAATTACTATTTGTTTGACCTAATCCAGTTTCCAGATCTCCTACTTTGCCGTTTGTGGTATTCAAGTTAGAGTTTGTTGTACCTAGTCCGGTTTCTAAATCTCCGACTTTACCATTTGTAGTGTTTAATTTCCCGTTTGTAGTATTTAGATTGCTATTAGTCGTATTTAAATTACCATTCGTAGTTGTTAAATCTTCTCTCAACTTCTTTAATCTTTCATCAGCGTCGCCCAATCCCGCGTTAATATCAGTTGTTATATTCAAAACTTCATCTTGAATTTTATCAATTTTGTTCGTTTTGCTAGTAAATGAATCTTTGAAATTACCTAGTGTAATATCAATGTATCTTTCTTTAACGGGATCATATTTATAAGATATAACTTTAGCTTGAATGTATATCCCATCCTCACTATGATCTACCGTTACAGTGTCACCCATATAAACAGATTGCAAAACTGCAAAATCTTTATACTCTTCTGTTTGGGATAATTCTTGAAAACTAACTCTATATGTTGCTAAAGGTTGATCCACATGATTATTTTCAAACATAGCGCGTGCTTTTTGTCTCAATAAAGCATATGCGTCTTCTAATGGAATAGCGTCTTCGTCGTCCGCATAATCACCTATAGCCGCTTTGACAGTTTCGAACGGAACTGTTTTGATTTTAGGATTAACATATTTATCCACATTTGCACTAGTTACGTACTTTTCAGGAAGTAATAAACCATCGAATCCAATTGGCATTATCTTCGTAATCGGGCTTTGCCAATCTACACTAGCCTCATATCCTAATAAATCTTTCTTATGTTGAATAACAACACCGCGATCAATTCCGCGTTTTTCTGTAATTCTCACATTGAAATTATCACGTTTCAATTCGCCGCCCCAACGATTCAAGAAAGAGTTATCTTTCCCGGTATCAAGTAACGCTTCAATTGGATTCATTCGCACCAATCTAGCATTATTCAACTTTCCAATATCACTGAAGAAATTAAATTTAGTAGGATATTGGAGAGCTCCCTTTAATTGAGTGAGCGCTCCTAATCCTGTTTTAGCTACAATATTTGTATCTTCTATGAAGTTATCAATCAAGTCGTAGAAAACGTGATAACAAAACACGCTTACGATCCCCATTGATGGAGATGGATTCGCTACTCTGAATAATTGTTCTCCATCTGGCGTTGGTACTTGTATCAAACTTTGACCTTTTATATCTAAACCATGTGGAGAGAATAACGGATATTTGAATGACAATACATAAAGTCCATTTAAATCTTCTTGAACAGTAGCTTCATGGACTGCATCACTTAAAATACCGATGCCATTGTGTAAAAAGTCTGTTTCGTCTGGTTTAAATAGTTTAATCAAACGTATCTTCCCCTTACTTCTAGTTCTATTTTAGAGACTGTACCCGTCCACAATATTTCATTCTCACCTTCCTTCAGCACAGGGAAATTCCCGATCATTTTATTATTCATTGGAAAACTTCCCGAATAACACAACGACAAATCAGAATCAACAACGACTGGATTTACAATATCTTTAATCTGGAAAGCTAGTCCATTTACGTATATAGTCACCGTTCCGCTGCCTGTAATGGTGAATTTCGGTAATGAATAAAGTGTTCCGTAGTTCATGAGGGTCATTGGCATCGTTAAATCAATAGGTTGCTCAATAATATATTCATAGGGATCAGACTTGAATGTAACTTCAAACTGCCCGTATTCTTCAAATTGATTATCGATATCACCTATATCCACACTTTTTATCTTTCTATAGACATTATCATCGGTAAAAGAAAGGGTTTTAGCGCCACGCAACCACTTTTTAATTTTACGCAACAACGGTTTTACGTTCTCGCCTTCCAATAAATTAAAATTAATCGTGAAGTCCACATCTTCGTAACCATTTTTCTTAGTTAAAGAGCCGTTTTCCCTACCTGGAATATCGATAAATTCCACCTTTTCTACAGCGCTAGGGATATTAGGACGCTCTACCATACAAACATGGTAGAACCGCCCTAATTTATCGTCTATTCTAATATCAAGCACGTGAAGTCCTCCCTATACCGATATTTAATGATTGACCTTTTTTAGCAAGTGCATCATCAATTTTTTCCACCATTTGTTCGATATCACGATCATTTCTCACTGAAGGATTATAAATATTAATTACAGTCGGTTCAGTAGACATCGTTGCTGCAATCCCTTCACCAATCGCACCTAATGTCTTTTTATTCAATGGTAATACACCCTCCGGTCCTGCTTCACCTGCTCCTTGGAACTGTCCACCATTCATTCCAAATATGGTTGGTCGAGTAAAAATACCGCCTTTTGCACGCCATTTTATACCAATACCAGAAGGATACGTAATATCTTTACCTAAAATATTTCTCGTGCTAGTTTCTAAACTAAAATGTGGCATTTTAGGCATTTCCGGTTTAGGAATCTTTAATTTCAAATCACTGAAAAACCCTTTGATTTTATCAATAAATCCCTTCACTTTATCTACAGCATCTTTTATTGGATCAATAATAAATCTCTTTGCTGCATCAAATTTTTCCTTCGCAGTATTCTTCACAGAATCAAATTTCTCTTTAGCTGCGTTATATAAATCAGTAAATTTTTGTTTGGCCTGATTATACGCTTCAACCACTGGATCAATCACATATTTTTTCACTGTATTCCAGGCTGAAAGTGTATATGATTTGATTTTTTCCCAGTTTTGTAATATCCAATTTGCTAATTCTCCAAGTTTTTGTTTCGTTGTATTCCACAAATCTTGGACCGGTTGAATGACATACTGTTTTACCAAACTCCACGCTGCAGACGTATATGATTTCACTGTTTCCCACTGTGAATTTAACCAGGAGACTAGCTCACCAACCTTCTCTTTTACGGTATTCCAAGCATCTTGAATTGGCTTTACGATATATTGCTTCAATAAATCCCAAGCAATCTGTGCCGCGGCTTTTATAAGTTCCCAATTATTACTTAACCAAGTTGCTAGCTCACTAATCTTCTCTTTTACTTCTTTATACGCTTTTTGAATTGGTTCAATAATGTATTTACTTATTGCAGCCCAGGCAATTTGTGCACCTGCTTGTATCAATAGCCATCCTGCTTCTAAAACGGTAGAAACTGCCGAAATAATTGGATCTAAGACTGCAAGTATCGTATTCCAGATTTCTTGCCATTTTTGTACTAATGTCCCCCACAATTCAGATGCTGTTTCGCCAATACCAGTCCATAGATTACTAAAGAACTCACCAATAGGAGACAATATGCTATTTGCTAATTCTAAAAATGAAGACCACGTTTTTGAAAAGAAATCAGTAATACCAGTCCAAATTTCAGATGCCGTATCAGAAATCCCTGTCCACAAGTCACTAAAGAACTGAGCAATTGGTTCGAAGAACTCATTTACCATATCTAAAAAAGAAGACCAGGCATTTGAAAAATAATCCACTGTGGAGGACCAAGCATCTTCACAAGTTTGAACTATACTATCCCACAATTCGCCAAACCAATCTTTAAATTGGGTCCACTTTTCAGAAAGCCAATCTGTTATCTGCCCCCAATTTTGTATTGCCCAAATAACACCGGCTATTACAGCCGCTACTCCAGCGATAACACCGATAACTACTCCAAGTGTTGTACCTAATACACCAACCGCCGCTACAACCACTGCAATGATTGGTGCCAAAGTACCGACTACAGCTACTAATCCAGCAAAAATAAAAGCAAAGTTTTGAACTGGCTCTGGTAATTTAGTAAACCCATCCACTAAAGTCTTTATCCCCTCTACTACCGGAGGTAAAACATCTTTAGCTAATTCAGCAAGTTTTTCTCCAAGTGGTTCAAATGCGGCTTGTGTTTCTCTTAAAGCGCTCTGAAACTGTTGTCCAAGTGATTCTTCTTGAAGCTTTTTCATTTCGTCCATACTTCCATTTACATCACCAAGACCACCATTTACATCATTTAGACTTAGAACAGCTTCTGCGCCCATGTCTTCCCATTTGGTACCGAATAGAGCAACACCAATCTGGTTTGCCTTTACTTTGTCATCCATCTTTTGAAGGTCACCTAATACAGCGTTAAATACATCCGCTGCGGTTCCTTTTCCTTCATTGAATGATTCCCACACCTTTTGTGTCTCTTCTGATAAATCACCAAATCCTTCTGATACACCTTTAGATCCATCTTGTACACGAATACCAAATTCTTTTACAAGGTCATTTATGTAATCTAAGTTGTATGATCCACTTTTAGTTCCATTCGCAAGAATGGTGAACATTTCATCCGCACTAAACCCCGCTTGTTTGAATAACGGCGCATACTCTGAAAGATTGTCAAAGAGTTCATCTGAATAGTTCAATCCAGCTTGAGCTCCTGCTGCTAATAAATCAAATGTTTTTTGTGTAGATAATCCAAATTGAGACATTAATTGTCCTGCACCACGAGTGGCTTCATTCAAATCAACATCATAAACTTTAGCTAAGGTTAAGACATTCTCCGATGCACCTTTTAATTCTTCATGTGGAACATCCCGCATATTTTGATAAACTTTTATCAGTGAATTATCGACCTCTTCAAGACTTTCACCAAATCCCTTTTTCCACACTTCCTTTGCAATCTTACCCAGGTTTTCAGCACCTTTTTGAGTCAACCCTAATGAAGCTTGTATTTCCCTTTGGGATCTATCAAAATCTATCGCTATACCTACAGTAGCTTTACCAAGCTCAATTAACTGTTGAGACATTCCTTGAAGCATTTGAGTAGCTTCCATCATGTTGTGCAAGTCTAATTTCTTTCCTAATTGCTCCATACCATCTGCGGCTTGCGAACCACTTTGACCAACACTATGTAATGAATTCTCAAATTGCTTCAATGTAGTTTTAGCTTGATTTAGCTTTGTCTCAAGTTGCTGTACTTCTTTAGAATTTTCACCATATACTTTCTTAGTTGCACTCAATTGACGTTCCAGATTACTTACAATCCTTCCAGTCATTTCTGTTTGTTGATTCAACTGCCTTTGAGCTAAAACTAATTTATCAGCTTCACTGGCGTTTGCTCCTAATTCAGTATTCTGTAATTTAAAAGCGCTTGTTAATCTCTTTTGCTCTGCTTCTAAATTCTTTTCACTTTGCTGTAAAGAATCTAAATCAGCTTTTGCTTTTCTAGACTTGGTTGCCTGTTCTGAAAGGCCTTGATTCGTAGTTTTTAACGAATTCTCGAATTGTTTTAAAGTAGTTTTAGCTTGGTTTAAACTCGCTTCAAGTTTTTTCACTTCTATAGAATTCTCACCATATGCACTTTTCGCTGCACTTAATTGTTGCTCTAAATTGTTTACGATTTTATCCGTCATTTCCATTTGCTGACGTAATTGTTTCTGCGCTAACTCCAACTTATCTGCTTCACTAGCATTTGCTCCTAATTCGGCATTTTGAAGCTTGAATGAGCTTGTTAAACGCTTTTGTTCAGCTTCAAGTTTCTTAGAGTTCTCTTGTAAGTCAAGTAAAGTACCACGCGCTTCTCGTGCTTCAATCGCTTGCTCTGAAAGGCCTTCGTTAACTCTTTTCATTGCTGTATTAAGAGAAGTTTCAGCGCGTTCTGCATCAAGTAATTTACCGTACATTTTATTGAGTTGTTCAGCTGTCGTATTCGTATCCTTAGACATTGCTTGATATTCGGAACGTAACATAGCTGTACGTTTTTTAGCGGCTTCCATTTGAATCTCTAACTTTTTCTTTTCAGCTGCTAATTTATCGGTCGCTGTTGCATCTTGACCCATTGCAGCAATATGATTTTTATATTCCTTCGCTGCATTATTCATAACCATATTAATTTGCTTCAATGTCTGAGCATACTGAACTTGTCCATCCATCTTGAAATTAAGAACGACATTTCTTTCTTTATTATTCCCTGCCATTTTCTCACCTCACTTATCGGAACGGAGTTTGATCTAACGTGTAAATTTGTTTTGGCTTCTTCTCATTCAAAGCATCTGGGTTGTTATATCGTAGATGCATGATAAATTGTTTTAAAAAATGATTAGGAGTGATTTTCCAAAAGTCATCCATGCTTAATCCAAGCAACGTATTACCGACATAAAAATAAAAATCCCAATCCAATTCGGACTGAGATTCTTCATTTTCATTCAGTATGTTTTTTACTTTTTTTCTTGCTTCAGCTTCTCCATATCAGAGTTTTGGAAAGTTTGACCTTGGAAAATTTCCATTACAACTTTGAAAACATCAGGTAGATCATACATAGGTATTGAATTTTTGATTTCTTCAGGTGTACATTCAGTACCTCCACTGCGGACCATCGCATAAATAAGCGTACTCATTAACTTAATTTCTTTTTCACCTAAGCTGAATTTTTCTTTCGCCATCATTCCATTCAATTCTTTTTCGAATACATGATAATCCCCACCATAGGACTCTTCCACATAAGGAAATGAATCCATTGTGAAAATTACAGGGATTTCCACCTTCTGTATCTTTATTTTATTTCTATTTATATCAACGTTAACTAAATCACTTAAACGTGCCATAATATCACTCCTTATTGTCCTGTAGTTCCACCTAGTTGCGCTAATTGAGATTCATCGCAAATAACTTGTTTTAAGAAATCAGTAACTTTAATTCCTTTTGCTTCTGGGTCACCAGTATCTAATTCAGCTTGTGTAACATCGTTAAATAACAATGGATCTGCTGTAATTGTGTAAGCAACGTCGTCCACAGTCATTTCATCACCTTGTGTTTTCCAAGATTCTTCTATTGGAGCAACTGTACATTTTGGATACCAACGTAATACTTTCGTTCCATCATTCAGTGGAAATACAACACCTACTGCAAACTTTGGATATTCTTTCGCCTTTGCAGTTTCAAAAGACACGCCTTTTTTACGTGTTTTTGCAAATATTTTATCTTTTACTTCACGGTTTAGACCGGCAAGGTTAAACGCTAGTCCGAACGCTGTATTTTTTACGATATTAATGATTTTTTTATTAGAAGCCCACTTTGTAAAGTTTGTAGAAGTAGTGGAAATCGTCAAATCAGAAATATTTGTTTGCTTATAAATATCCTCTTCATAAGTAGGAAGTGCATCTGATGTTTCAACGCCTTCCATCATGCATAGATATAACTCTTCAATCCCTACGGAATATTGAATCTCTTTATTTACAATTGGCATATTTATTACCCTCACATTCTATTTAATATTTTTTGTGCCATAATATCGGCAATTTTGTCACCTTCTGCATCGAAAGTGTTTTGAGAGAAATGAAGTCCTTTCACTCGACCTTTACCGTTTGCTTTTTTATGACCATGTTCAGCTAAATACCAGTACCACGCTGCATCTTCAAATTCCACAGATACACGGTCATTTTTCGCAACAACTTTCAAGCTCTCTTTCAAATGTGTTCGCTTGTTCTTATTCGACATTTTAATGCGCTTTTTTAATTCCGCTGCAAAATACTTCGCTGCTTCATCTAGTACATCAAGACTTACTTGTTTATCAACCCTTAGTAACGTATTGATATCTTCTAATGCTTCAGCGAATCCATTATTATTAGAAGCCATTACTGAATACACCTCACATACGTTATAAACTGCGTGATAGTGTCGTCGTTCTCGTCATAACCCATTCCATCAAATTGAGAATAAGAAACGCCTACTTCGTTAAAAACAGCCTTTAATGGCTCATAATCTTTTTCAGTACCATTTGTTATAACGGCAATCTGATAAAGTGGCATATTTTTCAGGACCGTATTAGAAGCCCTCTTATGTTGCTCATTCACAAATTCATACACGATATAAGGATACTCCGAGCCTGTTGGTGCACTATCACGAGAAACTGGAATACCAGATTGTTTCATAAGAACTCGCAATTGTTCAAAATTAATTTGCATACGATAGTGACACCTCCATTAATCGCTCTTCTTCCTTTACATAAATCCGCTCAATATCGTAAATACGTCCACCAACTTTTACACGGTAATCCTTTTGATTATTTTCAATGTCACGATCTATACGAATTTCAATCTTCTTTACAATTTCATTCGTATCTTTTGTTGTGAATTTATCAGTGGCGGTTACGCCAATGTTGTTATATTTCATATTACGAACTTTCGGATATCCCATCACAACACGGTCTGTTTTTGGATCAATGGTTTCTCCTAATTTAAGTAGTTCACCCATCCATCTGAGTTTATTTGTCTGTCTCTTCATCGACAAAAACCTCCTGGACAAAGAACGGCGTTAATGCATCAAGAGCTTGTTCTAATTCTTTTTCAGCGACCCTGTAATCATAGAAAATGCCGGCTACCATAATAATTAAATACTCGGTTTGTTTGCCTGTCGCATTCTTTACATAAGTCTTTGCTTGAGTGATATAAAAAGAGAGCATGTTTTCATCCATACCCTCTTCCCAATGAATATGAGATTTTAATTTCTCAATTAAATCATCCATATTAAGCTCCAGTAGAAGCTTTTAGAACGTACTTATAAACTGGAACTTCAAATGGTGAATGAATTAGTTGTGCATCTAGTAAGTTCCAGATACGGAAGCCTACACGGTTTGTACGTGAGAATAACTCAACTAGCTTTTGTACTTCTAATGATCCAATGACATCTTGAATATAGAATTTTGAGAAATCACCAAAGTAGAAAACTGGCGTATCAGGTTCGCCTGTAATGTCAATTGCATCTTCTTCCTCAACAGGGAATCCTAATAGTGTATAACCAATTCCACCTTCCGCTTGATTAAATGGACGAAGTAATGGGAAACCGTCATCTGTTTTCATTGTTTCGATTTTAGTTAATGCTGCTGTATTTAATACCCATCGTGCTTTTTTACGAACTTCTTTAACAGGTGTATTTTTCATTTTTACTAATGCATCATAAAGATTTTTTTCATCCGTTTTAAATTCAACGGCTTTCTTTGCCAATGCACCCTCATTTATGTTACTAGCTTCATCGCCATTAACCATATATTGAGTTTCTTTACGAACATAAGCTTTTTTCAGTTCGTCCATAACGATTTGTTCAATCGGTAAACCTGTACGTGCCAATAACTTTTTCGTCACTGTAGCAAGTGCATCAAATTCCGTTGGTGATAATTCGATTTCATCAAACTCGATATCTGTTTCTGGAATTTCATTATTCGTTCGCTCATTTTTATGACCTTGTGCTTCTGCCTTTTTAACTAAAACAGGATACTTAATATTTTCTTTTGTTTTTACTCCTGTTCCTAATCGGCGTAAGAAGTTTTCTTCTTGTGCATACGTAATAATTTCTTTACTTAAGAAATCTGGAATCGTAACAGAACCATTACCAGTAACTAACCCTAACGAACGGGCTTCTCTCTCATCAATATTACCAACAATATAATTAGCGAAAGCTGAACGAGTTTCCGTTTCTTTGTTTTTAGTAGATTTATGACCTTTAGTAGAAAGACCTGTTCCAATAGCTGCCATGATTTCAGAACGTTGCTCTTCTGACAGGTCAGTTTTTGCATCCGGATTTTCTTTTGCTGCTGGATCTTCTTTTTTCTCTGGGTCCTCATCCTTCTTTTTGTCTGGATCTTCTTCTTTTTCTTCCTCTTCTAATTTCGCAATTACATCAGCAAGAGTTTTCGCTTCTTCTGTTAATGCTTCTACTTCTGCCTTAACTGCTGCTAATTCTTCCGAACGAACTTCACCCTTCTCCACTTTACCTTGCAATTCTGCTAATCGAGCTTTATTTCGTGCTTGAGATGCTTTTAAGATTTCTTTTAATTTCATGTCACATTTCCCCCAAAACATTTTTTATTTGTTTAATAAGATTACTTCTTTCTTCTGTATCATCTTCCATAACTGTTTTTACGGCTGCTTCTTCACTTCTCATTTCAATCATGGCTGTATTTTCGCCCCTAATTTCAATAGAAGTAGCAACATACGCTGGTGTCATATCCAGAATAGATACTTCTAAAAGCTCTAATTCTTCAATAGATCGTTTTTGAACACCAGATTCTCCTTCTTCCCATGAATCTTTTTCAGAAACAAAACCAAATGACCAACCACGCAACTCTTTATCCCTTGCCTTCTTAATCACTTGTTCATCTGTAACCATAGCGATGGCTTTTAGACCAATATTATCTTCATACAATTCCAAATTTCCGTTTTCAATAGAACCAAGATTCCTATTCTTATCGTGGTTAAAAAGTAAGTCTACATTTTTTGCTTTCTTTAACGCTTTTTCAAACGTCTTAGGGACAATTCTCTCTTTGAAATATCCCCTTGGAGAAGGCAACATGCGACTTTCTCTATCCACCACATTTACATAACCATCAAGTATGACTTGATTCCCTCGGATTTCAATTTTCATTTTCTTCACCCCCTCCCAATGAACCATCTACCGCTTCTTTCTTGCCGATTTCAGTTAAATCATTTGAAATATAAATAGCTTGTGATTCCTTTGTATTTTGTTTAGGGAATCCAAGCATATCCGCGACATTATCAGGTGAAGTAATAGCTGTACGAACAAGGTTATAGCCGATATTTGTCTTGTTGCTATAAGTCACAAAATCAAGAATATTAATCTTGAATTTAATTCGTTTCCCCGAATTCTGACCATAAAAAAGAAGACTCAAATGGTCTTCAAAATTTTTCATTATTGGTCTTACTGCTTTGTTGTGGATATACATCATTGCTTTCTCTATATCTTCTTTGATTAACTCTGTATATGTATCCACATTTACACCTAAAAACTTACCTAAATCTTTCTTATATACATTTAGATATGCCAAGGTCTTTTCATCGTCTAGCGGGCTTTTAAGCGTTTCTATCGAATACCCTTTTCCAAGTGGAATCATTTTTACAGACCTAGATTCATCGATTGATTCCAATTGATCTAAAATTGCATTGATTAACTTTGACTGTGCACCATTCTGTGGATTGATATGGGCATCCAAGTTTAACAAGAATGCTAATAGTCCACCCTTTTTATATTTGTCAGTTAAAGTTTTCTCAGCTGACATAACACCCTCAAGTGTATCTCTTCCTAAATCAAGAATACCTTTCCCTCTTAGATGATCTGCGCCAATATTCTTCACGTGACGAATCATAAACGGCGGAACTTCGTGACCACCAATATTAAAATGCTCTACTAAATTATCATCTAACTCTGTAAAAACATTTGAAGCTAAATGTATTTGAGCGCCATTTAATATCGGAAATGTTTCTCCCTCGAGTAAATACGTATTCGTCATTAATTTAATAAATTCAGATTGTGTTAGATAATCATTAGGATTCCTTAAGATTTGAAGTGCAATGTCATCTTTAATTTCATTACCGAATTCATCTTCCACAACGATGTCGGCTAATACCATTTGATTGCTAATGTCTTGTAGCAACTCGTAAACATCGCTAGATTGCAAAATGTTTGAATCCGTAACATATACACCGCCATAACGGATACTTTTACCTAATACATTGTCAAGAAAACCACGCTTTTCAGCCTTTTTAAATAAATAATTTGAAAACCTATCCCTTAAACCCAATTTCTCACCGCCTTTCAATTAACGAACGTTTCCGGATCTGTTAAAGTAGCTTTGTTCGTATTTTAAATTTAAGCTTTGCTATGCATGTTAGATAATTATGCATGGACAATTTCCAAAAAAGTATACAGCTAAATATAATATTGTGGAAAACAAGATTAAGATAAGGAGTGATTGTCTTTGTATCGTCAGTATTGTTATAAAGTCCCTTATACCTATGCCCAATGTATGGCGGATTGCACACCTGGGTCTCCAGGTTTCGAATATGAATGTAAGCCTATATGTTGGCAGTATAAAACAAAACCTTGGTATGTATCATGTCCAACACATATGGCACCTTATGGTATGACTCAAGCAGCACCTTACAATTCACAACCATCTTATTATCCCTCCACAAGCCCTACAATAACCAATGATGAATACACAAAATGTGTTCAAATGTGCCTAAATTATGAGGGATATACTGAAGAGGATTGTAAATTTTTATGTAGCCCTCAATTAAATAGATCGATTTATCCAGTTCCAATAATCCCCTCTTATTCTAATCAAATTGACTGGGGTTGGCATTGGTATTGATAGTACCTAAGGGACGGAAAAAATCAACACAAATTATTCACTTTTTTACAGCTTATGTTAATCAACAAGAATTTCTGCTAAATAACAATTTTAATATTCCATCAAAAAAGGACCATCTTTTTGGTCCTTCTGATTAGTTCCTTTATTCGGTTTATACCTTAGACTCAAGAGCAGATAAACGTTCCTCGAGTCTAGCTATTTTCGTATGTAACTCATCATTTTCAGCCTTGAGTTTTTCGTTTAAGCCTTGAATAGCAGCTAAGGCTACGCCCTGTATGTCTATGCCTGAGATGTGTACATCATCATCTCCATTTAACCCAAAGGCAGTTTGAAAATCCTGAGCTGTTGGACCAATGTGACGTATGTTATTTGGATCGGTTTTATAATTCCAAGATTGGATTGACATATTCATTAGATTATCCAGAATTTCAAGAGAATTGACATTTAAGAAGTTCTCTTTTTCATTCTTGTCACAAGTAAGTGTAATCCCTCGTACTTGAACGTCACCGCTATTTAGGACTCTAAAAACTTCAGCATTTCTATTATCTCTTCCAATAATAATGTTTCCAGTTCCCCACTGATTAACAATTAAAGCTGATACATCTCTACCTCGAGTTGTAGCAACAAGAGCGGTATTTTGAGTACTTTCTGCTGAAATTGCAATATTGTTACTTTTACCTATTACTCCATAACCATCTTTACTTTCACCAAATATGCCAGCACGTACACTAACTCCTTCATTTATTGTACGACCATAGATACCGTAGATTTCTCCTTCTCCAACAGTACCTGTAACTTTACCTTTGCCCCATACACCAACCCCATATTGACTAGTCCCCAACAAAGCAGAAGCATTCGGGTTATTAACAGTGTTAATAGCCCAGACTCTACCATTAGCAACCTCAACATCACCCTCAAACATACCTGCTAATCTTCCGCCTTTGCCCCATACACCAACCCCGTGTGCACTAGTTCCATAAACACCAGAAGCATTCGGATTATTAAATTTGTGGTTGCCCCAAACCCCTGGTCCACCAGTGCTATCTCCGAAAACTGCCGCAACATTCGGATCATTAGAGTCACCCTTGATGTTAGCCATTTCAATTCCTCCTCAAATTTCACTTCAACAACCAAAAATTGGTTAAATATACTACGATACAAGTATATTTTGATTACTATATTTCAGAACTCAAAATTCAATGTGTACCTTGTTTATTCTCAGTTTACATAATAGTTAAATTAGAAAATCAACGCTATTAACAGCATCTAGTTTTAAAATACTAACTGTTAATAGATTATTACTCGTGCTTTACCTATAAATATCACTAATTAAATCATCCATACCTTCTTCAGTTATGCTATCCATAACCATCATCGTTTCTTTATGAGCAACTAAAAAAGCAACAAATCCATCAATCTTCTTTTTGGACTGTCGCTTACTTGGCGCTTTCATTCCGTTAATATTTGTAACTACTACAACATTAAGAGCGCAATAAACAAATAAGGGGTTATCGGTAATTAAACGTTTTTCATAAATCAGTATTTCTGAATCATCAAGCATTGCATTCATAACGTTTGGATACTGATTTACTGCAATACATTCTAAACCGAGATTTTCAAGCTTCTCTATTAACTTTTGAGACATTGCTGGGTCATAGTTTATTTGTTGCACCTCGTATAATTCCATGCATTCAACGATATATTCCATAACTTGATCTTGGTCAATCATCTTCCCATCACAAAAAGTAGCAAAACCACGTTCAACCATATCAGTATATGGAACATTATCCTCTTTTTCTTTAAAATCAATATTTTCATTAGGAAGGAAATACATCTGTTTCACTTTTATAATTGACCTTCCTTCTTCATCATGTGAAGGGAAGTTTAAACTTACACATGTTAAGTCTGTTGTTTTAGATAGGTCCAATCCTAAATAACAAATTTCACCTGTTAGATCACCCAAATCTTCCACAAGAACATGCTGTACTTGGTCATGCTCAAAATAATTATCAGCACCATTTACAAATACATTTAAATGTTTGGAAAGGAACTCAGCTTTTGAATGTGCGGACTGCTTCGCTTTTTTGAATTCAATTTCAAGTTGTTCCATCGTAACAGAAACACCGATATTCGGGTTAACCATTTCCCAAACTTTACGATCTTCCCAATCATAATTTTTATTTGGTTCCCAGATTGCTACAAATAAGGAATCATCATCATCATTTTCAAGAACAAGTTTCGCATATTTATAAACACGCATACCAACAGATGAAGCACCCTTACCAGCTGTTGAAATATTAAGCATCATTGGTTGTTCACGTGAAATCTGTGCTGACTTTAAGTTGTCGTACATGTCCATATTTTCTTGCGCATGGAGTTCGTCATTCAACACAAAATAAGGGTTCTTTCCTTCAAGACCCTTTGTGTTTTTTGTTAATACTTTGAATTTATTTTGATATGCAATTCCATTGATACTATATCGATACATAGCACCGCTAACTGTTCCATTAACACCTTTATAAATTTGTGTAGGTCGTGCCAAAGGCTCAGAGTTTTCTATAGCTTGTGCAATTGGTTCGGCTGCGTTTTGTGCTTGTTCATAATCTGACGCTGCACAATAACAATCCGCCCCAAGTTCAAGTTCTCCATACATAGCATAGAGCAATGCACCAGCTGCGATAATTGTTTTTCCATTCTTCTTTGGTACTTGAACATATGATTCACGAATAACACGGACAGTTTTTCCTTTTTCGTTTTTATGAAACCAACCATACATATTCGCAAAAACAAACATTTCCCAAAGTTCTAATTCCATCAATTGACCTGCAAGCGGACCTTTAACATGACGGATGAACGACTGAACAAAATCCAACATTTCATTTGCTCGATCTACATCAAACCAAATATCTTTACGCTTTTTCCACTTCTTATAACGTTCTACAGCAAGAATAATTGATTTCGGGTATTTCTTTTTATTACGGATGACGTTACTCGCATACTTATCAGCATAGTTAACGCCTGATGTAATAATCATTTAGATTTCCGCCATTTCTCACGATGAGCGGCTAATTCGTCTTTCGGCTCATTCGATATATTATTTCCACTGTTTTTTGGCGTTTTTTGTACACTTTTCCCCTTATTCGTCATTCCTAGAGATTCTAGCATTTTATTCTTCTTATCATTCCAAGTTTCAACTTGTTGAGCAAGTGGATGTTTCATTTCATTTGTTGCTCCAGCCTTGTTCTTATGCGTTTTTGTGGCTGCAAAACCATCAGCTTTCCATTCATCAAACATAGTTTTATAAATGATAAAAGCATCTAAATAATTTTCGATTAATGGTTCGAGTGAAGGTGTGAAATTATCCTCATCAGTCAATAATTTTATGATTCTATTTCGTTCTTCATCCCTTGCAACATCTAGCATTTCTAGCTTTTTCTTCTTTGACATTCGAGCCATTTTCACACCCCCCTTCTTTTTTAAAAAATGGTGCAACTATTGATATGCCCCCTACGCTACCTATCCTTCCCAGAGGACAAATTTTAATTTTTGATAGGGGGGCTTCCAAAATAACTTGGAAAAACTTTTTTTGGTTTATCTTCATTTTCTTCGATTGTATGACAAACTGGACAAAGTAACCTTAAGTTATTCTCTTCTAATTTAAGTGTTTCATCTTCTTTAATTGGTATTACATGATGAACATGAGCACTTCGGCCAAAGACGAACCTTCCACATCGTTGACAGCAACCATTCTCTCTTTCATATATCTTTGACCTGACATACTTCCATGCATCAGTACGATAGAACGGTTTGTTATCATGATGATAGATGTTCTTCTTATCTTTCTTCTTCCTTGGTTTGTTACGCTTATGTTCTTCACAGTAACGCCCTTTGCTTATCTTGTTATGGCAGCCATTGAAGTCACAGTATTTCATTCAGTATCATTTGTTAATTGCTCAACGATATGATTACGAATTGTTTCTGCTTTCTTTAACTTACCTGGCACTTCGATATCATTCTCTTTAGCAAAGGATAGTAACTCTTCAGCATTCATATCATCCAGGTTAATTTCAGTATCGGTATCAATTACTTCCACACCAACTAGTTTATTATCCGCATGCTTAATGATCATACTCTCTGGATTAACAGTTACTTCGAATCCTGGTTCCTCACCTGTAGGAACAAATAGACTTCGCTTTTCTTCATTATCCCAATACTCTGTACCTGATATTGTTTTTCTTGTTTTAGTAATCATTTTGTTTCACTCTCCTGTTAAATTAAAATAAAAAAGTCACTTCATTTTAAGTGACTTTTAGAAATATTTTATTAGAGTGATTTCCAGAACTCTTCAATATTATCTTCATTTTTCTTTTCGTTTAATTCACTAATATCCAAATCAATACTCTTAGTTTTGAGTACCAATGCATTATACTGATTGCTTATATCAATTAGCTCTTTTGGGAAATTAAGACCAAATCTGTACTTCACTTTTTTATGTTCATGGTCTGCATAGACCCAACCACAAGAACGGTTTACATCATGTTCTATAGCTGCATCTTCTATTCCATATTCTATGAAAATTTTACCGAACTCACCAAGCATTAATCTTATTTGATCATCGTATTTTTTTTGCAAGCTAGGACTTTCATAATATGATAACGCATCTTTATTCTTGTGCCACCAAAGCCTATCTATTCCTATATATTCCCGGACTAATTCTGAGCTTTTCTCTTGAAGCTCTTTCAATTTCCCCTTTAATTCTCTAGCCTTATCTTCTCCTAGTTGGATTACTTTTTCTGGATTACTTTTTATAGTATGTATCGTATCATTTTCAAACCAATTACTTGTAAATGCTATAAGTTCCTGAAGAAATTGCTCCTTTTTTATTTCCATTTCGTCCAATAATTTTTGTTTTTGTTCTTCTTTCCCTTTAATTTCCACATCATAATTCATTTTTATCACTCTCCTAAAGCTATATTTCGACAAAATAAAACCTATCCCTTTTATCCAATTGAAATATATTAAATAAAGTGATTTTTTCATAATAAAAAGCACTCCATAAGGAATGCTTTTTATTAATTATATACCTTTATATTCAACTAACTCTGTTTCAAGTTTATCAATTATACTTTGATATTGTTTATGCAATGAACTTGTAAAAGAAAGTACTGAAAGAAGAGCTTCCATAACTGCAGTGAATTCAACTTCCTTGAGTAATTTATCATAACTAATAATTGCTTCTTTATCTGTATTCAGATTCCAGATAATTGGCCCCTCATGTTCTACCGAAATTATATATAACGAATTTTCACTACCATCATACTTTAAAATCGGACCTTTTCTAGTTCTGTATTTCCGATCTTGCGAGAAGAAATAGAACATATTAGATTGTATCTTGCGTATTACAGGTAAGAGCGTTGTCACAGTTTCTCTAACTTTATTTTCTTGTTGTTCTAAAAGCTTGTTTACTGTTTCGCCATACGTTTTTATAACATTAAATTCTTTATCCATTTCACTTAATAATTCTTCGACCGCGATATTTAATTTATCCAAATTTATCATCTCCTTTTATCTCCATTATCCGACAAAAAGAGAGCAAATACCTTATCAATCGTTCGCCATATTCCTTCATTTATCGACATATTAAAAGAGCAACCGTGCACCAGTTGCCCTTTCGTCAAAATCTTATGTTATTACTATAAATACGGTAAATGAAGTTTCATCCTGCCTTCAATCACTTAATGCTGCTGCAATAATCTGTTTGCACATTATTAAGTGACTAGAAGAAGAGCAAAAGCTCGCTTGTATCAACAGGTTTCATTCAACCTGTACCATTGATCTAGTTATATATTTTTTATGTACCATCAAATATGAACCGTTTAGAATTCAAGAATCATTCTTATTACACACACTTTTAGTTTATACTTTAAAATTCATCACCATGTGGAAATGGAGGCTGTTTAGCTCCAACATAGAACGTCTGCAATTCACCTGGAACAGAATCTCCGCTTATATAAGGTCCCCTCTCCGAGATAACATACTTTGCAAATTCTAAGGTATTTTCTATTTTTTCATTAGCAGCACTACTATCACTCTTCTTAAATAGTGCACGTGTTCCTTTTTCAGATACTAAATTTAGGCGCCAATTTAAAACATGATACATTTCAGTTTTTTCACTCTTTAACGGAACAGAATATTTAGGGAATAAATACCAAAATAAATTCCCAGGTTTGTTCGTAGCTTCTTTAAGGATAGGGAAAGCATCTATTAAACTATTATCAATTGCTATCCCTGCCCATTGTTGTTTGGATTCTAACAGGTAAGCATTTGTTAAAGCTTCCCCTAAAAATACATTCGATTTTTCATTAATATAGAATTCACCAAATGAAATACCACCCCTAATAGGCATCTCTGCTGTCATGAATAATTGTGATAACCTCCACGAATACACTAATAGTTTTAAAACGCTATCCATTGTTTCATCTTCTGAGACTAATATTATAGAGTCCGAAAACACATTCCTAATACACCATCGTTCTCCCTTTGGATGGTTTGGAAACAATGAAAGAATTTCTTCTTTACCATCTCCTAAAGGTCTATTCAGTACTTCTGCAAGTCCAATCACATTTTCATACTTCGCTGAAATCTCTTCCAGGGACATAGTATCCAACATTTGTTTAAAACCCAAAATGTCCAAAAATGCTACAGCTCTTTTTTTGATTTTCATGACTCTGAACCCCTTTAATAAAATTTTTATTACTTACCAATATGTAAAAAAACATTACTAATAACAACATTATAATATCTTTTTCTACAAAAACACTCAAATTTCTCTCTTATAATTATTAATTCTTTGTTATTAAATTCATTATAAACCATATTTTATATAATCGAGCCAATAATTCCGCCCTTGATATTCATAGTTTCATAACATTTTACTTTTTAATTAAGTCATTATCACTAACTTAAGAATGGGCCAATCGAAAAGACTCAGACAATAATACATTTCATTACCACCCTGAAATTTTTTTATAATAAAAAGCACTCCCAGAAGGAATGCTTAATTTTAATTTAAAGCTAAACGTACACCTAAAATATTCAATCCTTTTTCTAGGTATTGATCTAGCGGTACTTTTTGAATTATTTGGTTAATTTCAATCCTTTTTTCATTTCAACCAATATGTTTGTCAAAGGATTCTCTTTGTTTTCTATAAATCTCCTCAGGTAAATCCTGTTCATCATAATCTCTATTCCTTCCAAGATACATGATAACTTGAATCGTTTTTACTACTTCGAAATTAAAAGAGCAACCATACACCAGTTGCTTTTACGTAAAATTCTATGAAATTACTATAATTCATTTTTTCAATGGTTAACATTCACAGAGCTGAGTGTCATTAAAGTGCAAGTTCTTCCGCAAACTTTATTCGTTTTATAATCTCAGCATGTTTTTTATAAATATAGCTAGAGCTGTAATTCATATTCTCAGCTACTTCTTCTAAGGTCATTCCGTCAATATACTTCCTTTTAAGTATTTGATTTTCTAAACCTTTGAACTTACTTATTAAATGTACAAGATTTCTCCTTTGCTCTTGTTTCATATAAAGTTCGCCTTTTTTCTTCTCGATTATCTCCTCTACCTTTGCACCCTGAGAATCTGGGGTTAAACGTATATCACACAAATCACCACTGATCCAGCGTTTTAATTCAGCTTCTGTTTGTTCTAAGTCATATTCCAAATATGCAATTTCTTCTTCTAATTTTTGATAATCTTTAAGCCATCTAAACAAAGGATGACTCACCTACTTTCTATTTCAAAGCCTGGGCTTGTTTTTTCATACCTCTTTTTTCTAGCTGTATCCTTAAATACCCCACGCTCACGTTAAACATATTAGCAATTTTTTTGTATGTCATTCCGCTCTCTTTAAGCTTGACTGTTATTTCGCAAATTTCATCCCAATGCTCTGTTGCTCTTCGTTTTTGCTTTTCATTAACAACTTTACCACCCAATAAAACGCCAATTTCATTAAGTCTTTTTCCAATCTCGCATTTACTCCAACAATATTCCAAATCACGAGAACACCTATTTTTACAACTGTGACAATGACCCTCTATTAACTTCCCAACTTCCATCCTTGCTTCTTTTTTATTCATATAGCTGTCATCCCTAATTTTTCTACATGATACAAATAATCAACAGCTGCTCTATTTGTTTGTGGCACTATATACGCTCTCTTCTCAAATTCCTCTCTTGGAATAGATTTTCTTCCTCCATCATAAAGCATCGATTCGTAATATTCGGCTACTAAGGAAACCGGAACAAAATATATAACATGGTCCGTTCGGAATTCAATTAAGAAGAAACAAATAGCTCCCATTTCTTGTGTATCCTTTAGGTAATCAATTTGATGTCTATGTATATATTCTAAAGGGAAACTTGTATTCTTTTCCGTGGATTTCGCTTCAAAATATATCGCTCTACCTTTGTATACACCATCATAATCAACTGTTGATTTCTCTTGCCAATTGCTTTTCGTTATATTTCCTCGTTTATCTGTTTTTAAGACTTTAACTGGTGTCGGTCTTTTATTGAAAACACCTATGTTTGCTGCCTTATACATTCGATTTGTATTATTTAATAAAAGCTCTAACGCCATTCCTCTATTTGCATAATCCATATAGATCACCTACTTTCTATTTCAAGATTCCACGTTTTACAAATATGTTTCTCCATGCAGCTGTAACTCTATCTCTTTCGAATTTTTTTACACGTTTATTAATTGCTTTCTGGAGTTTTCTTTTCTTACGATTAGCCACTTATAACCCTACTTTCTACTAAAAGTTATAAACTTAGTAAAATATGCTTATTTTACTTTCTAAGGCGTTTTAACATTCTCATGATAATTTGTATTAGGATTAAAAAACGCCTTAGTTTCTCCTGAATCTGAAAAGCCATTTTTTCAGCAAAATGAAATTTTTATACTAATCTCTCAATTGGAACATCATTTTTTGTTTCTTATCCCAGTATTTATCTAACGTCCTAAACACAATCATAATCACCAACACAGAAAATATTGGAAGTGCAAGCAATTTACTTCACCCTGCCATGTCTTCTTTAAAAAACAATGGTTCTAAATCTTCTGCAGCAACTTGATATGTTTTAATAGAGTTAACAACGCCCACCGTTACAATGTCATCATCTTGATATAGTACTGTTAGTGCATTTACATCATCCGTTACCCAGTCACCTGTAATAAACTTACCTGGGACTCTTCCTTTACGTCTGAATACTTCACGCCAACTTTCCATATCAATTTCTTCCGCAGTAGCCAAACGGCACTGATCTATATGATTGAATCCCCATTCTCCTTTAATTGAACCTTCACTTTGCCAAAATCCCCATAACGCCATTTTGTGATGAACGTTATTGTTAACCGCCTTTTCAACCTTTGTAATTTGTGGACCATCTTCCAGTTCACAAACAACCCATTGTCCTTTTAATTCCTTTTGATTTGCTATTTGTAAATTCATTTATTCTCGCTCCATTCCGCTTGCCCTAATGTAATAATCATTTGTTTCTCCAAAACATTTCCTATCACAGCATTCATCCATAAATTAGGATTAATTTTTCTCTTTAAAAATTCTATGACTGTGATTAACTCTTGTGTAGATAATGAAACAAATTGACCTAAAGGCTCTTGATTGAACTTACCACCACGTTTTTCAATAGTTAGAACTACTTCGTTTTCAATAATGTATCTTTCTGCAGTTACTAAATTGAATTGACGGACCTTCACACGACCAAACCCTTTTATTAATTCACTTAGCAAATCGCAGATCAAACGAAAATCTAACACTTTTAACTTTTGCTCTATTTGTCCACTACAGCTTTTACACAAAGTTTTCTCTAACCCATCAATATACATATTTCTTTCATCGGTAGGAAGAATAGAATTACCACAAATATCACACCATTCCCCTACATCAGCAAAGATATCTAACATGTAAATCGCTCCTATGATTTATATTTGTTTAACACTGCTTGCAGTCTCTCACGCTCTTCACCGGTAGATTGTGAGTTTGGTTTTTCTATTTCTTTTTTAGGTGGTTCAACATCTTCACGTAACCAATCTGGAACAATTTCTTTTCTATTCGATTGACCTGTACCTGATCTCTTAAAGTTCCTGTTCTTACTCATTTCAAAACGTCTATCTAATGCAGCAACATCATCTAATGTTTTTACTTTTTGTTTTTGCCAATTCTTCAATATCGCTTTTATGTAATTCCATTTAGGCGCATTCTCATCAATTGCTTTATTAGTCGCATGTAAAATTAACTCCCGACCAAACAAATCACAAAACTCTCCTAGTTCTGTAATTGCAATTTCACTTAAAGGAATACCTTTCTCTTTTAAGAAGTTGTAACTGATTTTAAATTCCTCATCGACTAATACATGAGATTTGGATTCATCCTTATCATGATGATGATTAGTATTTGGTATATTAGTATTTAGTTTATTAGTACTTGGTATATTAGTATTTAGTAGTTCGGGATTTTCCACCGGAGGATTTCCCACCGGTGGGTTTTCCACTGGTGGCTCTTCCACTGGTGGAAAATCCGCCAATGGCTCCACTTGCGGAACTTCATGAATTACTGTTTCCCAACTGACAATTTTATTGTTATCGTTTCTGATTGGAAGGCGTTGTAAATATCCGTATTCTTTTAACTCCTTCATGCCGCTTCTTAAACTATCAAGACCATCTTTCGCGTGTGTAGCTAACTCTTCTCTATAAAATACCCAATCATCCGGAAGTGTAAGGATATACGCTAAAATACCTTTCGCTTTCCATGAAAGCCTTTCGTCTCTTAAACCGGTATTATTTACGACAGAATAATTTTTGGTCTTTTCTACTCTTACGATTCCCATATTCCCTACCTCTCCTATTTGCAAAAAATCAATAAATTGCTATAATACATATTGTTGTTTTTACTTTAGGACCCGTTGCAGCGGGTTCTTTTCTTATGCATTCCTTCGAATTGCTTCAACAACTTCTTTTCTTCCTCCTACAACTTCCAGACGATCTGCTACATCTAAAACATCTTTACTCTCCTTAGAGGAATCTTTTTTCATTTTCTTAAAGTACATAGCTGATAACTCTTTTGATATTTCTAAATCTCGTTTGATTTGTTTCTGATATAAAGCATGTAGTTCAACATAAGCGTTCTTGTTACCATTTCGATTTTCTTGTTCCATTTGCTTATATAAAAGCTGCTGATTGCGCATGCATTCTCTACGCTCTTCTTCTAATTCCATAGCCCTCTCTAGATGTTTTGGAAGAACTCTGCTTACTGTACCCATTGTTTAGCACCCCTCATTCAAGTTGATCACTTTCATCAAGCTTTTGCTCGATAAAAGTACCCCCTTTGTATAATCCATACATAAATACTGCAAACCCAAAACCAAAGATACAGACGTTTTTCACACTTTCTACTTCTGTAATGTCCATTAGGCTAAAATAAAAACCTTTTTAGACTTTATTTCTTGCGCCAGTTTGTTGTTTAAGTACTCTTTAATGTTAATCATCGCTTCAAGCTTCCACGCTCCACCATCAGCTTCAAATAAGCCACAACGAGCACCTTCACGCATTCTAAATACAAACTTACTCTCTGGTTGCTCAACCTCTACAAATGTTCTATATGGACTTAACTCTACTGGATTTGGCACTTTTACATTTTCCCTGTTAGCAACACTTGTTTTTGCTGTTACTGCCTGTGATACACCATCATCACCAATTTCCTTAACTGCTCCTTCTACAACAGTTCCTACTACTTTTAAAACAATGTCACGATGTGTGTTTTGTACAAAACCTGATTGCAATGCGATATTAAATTCTTCCCTGTCATGAAAATTACTGAAACCAAAACGCGGGATAGATGCCTGCGCTTGAATATATACACTTCGTCTTTTATCACCATTAACTGCCGTAAAGACACTCACTGTTGTCGGGTTCTCAATATGAATCATTAAAGACTCTGCTGTATCAAATTCTGATTTCACATAACCTACTAAACCAGACAAACTGCGTAAAACAATTTCAGCTGGTGTTGGTTCTTGCACAAGATGTAAGCGCTGTGTTGCATATATTTGTTCACCAATTTTATGTGTTTCAACTGTTCCAATTTCTAGTACTTTTTCAATTGCTTCTTTTGTCATAGTCATTTTTTATATCCCCATTTCTTAATTTGATTTAGTTTTTAAATAATCGATTACTACCGTTTGCTTATCTGCAGCTTTTTTTTGTTCAACTACTTCTGCTTCTTCCACAGGTTGTCCAACATCTGTTCTTACATCACCTTGTAAATCCATGAAGTATTGACCTTTGAGTCCAGAAGCTAATTCTTGCCCAACTAAATTACCGTTCTGATCCATATCTAATAGAATTTTAGATTCAACAGCTTCTGTTGGTGCTAGTTTTGAAGTTGCTTGAACCTGGCAATTCCATACTTCTCTCTTCTGATCTCCAGAAAACGAAAGCGTTACAACAATTTTCCTTGCCTTTTTAGGATCAGTATTTAAATCATTCATATTTTCCATTACACGTTCAAACTCTTGATGAAACCTTTCAGACAGTGCCCCATCAGCAAATGTATTTAAATCAATCATGACTTCCATTTCTTCTCTCACCTAAACCTTTCTTAATTAAAATTCAACATCCACTTGCACTTCGATATTCATAGGTATTTCTTGCGTTACACGAATTGATTTTTGACTTACTCCCTTTTTAATCAACTTTTTAACTTCTTCTTTTGCAGCATCTTTAGTATTGAATTCGCTGATACCTGGAAAACCTGCGAAATTACTAGTAATTACTAAAATCTTTTGTTGCATGTTACTTCCTCCTATTACACTTCCGCCATGTGTATTTGTGCATTTGTAGCCGCGATTTCTTCATCTAAAATTGTCGGAACTGAATATTCCTCATTAATAATTTGAATTGCTCTATCTAAATGATGACGTTTAATAGCTTTATAACTATTCACACCAAACTCTCTATGTAGTTGACTATAAATATCGCTATATAGCTTTCTTCTAACGCCAACATCCCTATAAGCATTAGAATCTTTTCCACCAAGTAGAAGAACACCTAACTTTCTCACCGCTTTTGATATCTCATCACACTCAATGGCATACAGCGGAGCATTCTCACGCAAGTCTTTTACCTCGGACTTAATCTCTTGAATTTCATGAGTGTGTCCTTCTAAAGCTTGAAATGTCAGTTTTAAAACACCCATTGGATCTGTAGGTATTTTTTGTTGATTTTTTATGTGCTGTTTCATGCGTTTGAACTCTTCAATAAACTTAATTTTCATTTGAACAGCTTCTTTTGTGTTGTAACTCATTGCAACCAACGTAAAAGCTTCTTCCGTCATGTCAATTTTCGGATAATAACGCCCTCTGTTTTCATAAGTTCGCTCCGCAAAATTGCTTAGTGAAAATTCGTAACCTGCATATTCCATTTGTTTTCTAACATCTCTTAGTACATCAGCATGATTTTTACGAAACATCTCAGCAATCATTAAACTATCTGTTACTGCCTTTTCATTAACTTCAAATACTAACTCAGCATGTACTGGCGTTTCATTTACTACTGTTAATTTATCCATGTTGCTTACCTCCTATTTATGCATCAGGAATTACTTTAGTTGAATTTGTATAACGATGTACTAAATGTAATTCGTTATTCATTTTTTTGAAGATTAACCAATTATCAGGATTAAGATTGCATGATTTTATATGCATTTTTTCCTTCTTAGTTGGATTTTTACCATTTTTCACTAACATTCCCCTCCCTACAGTTCATCAAAATACTTATCAAGAAACGCTTTCATTTCCTTTGCTTTAAATAGCCAACGGTTATTTTTTTGTTTCGCAAATATTTGAACACGCGAATCAGTAACCACATATTCCATTAACCAGTCATAACTTCTACTTGTTTCGTATTGAAGTCTTTTCATATCCCACCAAGTGCCAATTCCCATATCAGCTAAACGTTCATTAACTTGACGAGAAACTTCTTTTTGCAAGTATCTATCATCAATAATGACTTGCACTGTAGCTGTCATTATGAAGCCTCCTTAATATCTAATAGTTTTATTATTTTTTGTTTCACCTTTTTCCCTTTTCTCTTACCTAAAAGGATGTCAGATAGATAAGGACTTGAAATCCCTAACATTTCCGCTAAATCTTTTTGTTTCAGATCATTAATAACAAGCCATGTTTTAACCTTTTTGTTAAACTTATCATCCATTTTTATACTCCTTTCTTATTTTTTAGCTAATTTTTTTAGCTTTCCATTGACATAATCTATCCTAAAAGATAGAATTAAAACATAGCTAAACAAACCTACAATTAAAGCATTTAACGTTGGGGAACGTGATATAACAGCTCTATTAAGTAGTGTTTTGGAAGCTAAATAAAATAGCTTATGAACACATATTACTACCCTAAAAGTAAGAAGTCAATAATTTTCTCTAACCTTTAGGATAGAAAGTGTTTTAACGCGAGATAGGTGAAAACAAATGACTTTATTTGAAAAAGTAAAAGAACTAGCTTCTAGCCAGGGACTATCAATGGCTGAATTAGAAAGGCGCTTGGACTTTAGTCCTAATACTTTATATAAGTTAAAAACACAAAAACCATCAATAGATAGAATAGAAGCTATAGCTCAATACTTTAATGTATCGACAGATTACTTGTTAGGAAGAACCGATAAGAAATACTGGGAACTAAATGAAAAAGATGAGAAGGATATACAAAAGAAATTAGAAGAATTAATAGAAGATATGAGTAAATCCGAAGCTCTCGCTTTTTCTAAAGACTCTGAACCAATGTCGGAAGAAACTAAACAACTACTACTAGTTTCATTAGAAAATTCTCTTAGATTAGGGAAACAAATGGCGAAAAAGAAATTTACACCTAATAAATACAGAAACGAAGAGTGATTGGAGTGGATCTGGTTGGTTTCAAAACAGCAAATCAATTTAAAAATAGACAAACTACTAAGACAATACAATACCAGGGATCCATTTCTAATTGCTGAAGAAAAGGGAATTGTAGTCATTACCGAAGACTTAGGAGATATTTTTGGATACTATCACAAAATATCTCGTATCCCCTTTATTCATATTAACGAACGACTTTCATATCAAAATCAAGTATTCACCTGTTTTCACGAATTAGGACATGCTATATTTCATCCAAATGAAAATACACCTAGGTTATCTAAAGTATCTCTTTGTTCTGAAATTCGCATAGAAGCTGAAGCAAATTATTTTGCGACAAGATATCTAATTGATGGAAGTCACCATGATTACTACATTCAAACTAAGCAAGAATTATTACAACATTATGGAATACCTCAACAAATGGAAAGATTTATTTAAAGTTCGGTATATATTTTACAACATAATAGGCCGAACATTCTTTTGAAAATTGAATGGAGTGATCTTAATGGCTAGTTTTAGAAAAAGAAATAATAAATGGGAGTATCGTGTTAGATATAAAGAGTTGGGAAAGTATAAAGAAACATCTAAAGGTGGATTCAAAACAAAGAAAGAAGCACAATTAGCTGCTGCTAAGGTTGAAGAAAAGTTAGCTAGCGGGATTGGCGTAAATATTAGTAATTTAACTTTCAACGCTTATATGTATGAATGGTTAGATACTTATAAAAAAGGAACTATTTCTGAACAAACATATAAAGTTTATAAAAAGAATATTCGATTGTATATATTACCTGCATTTGGTAACATAAAATTAAAAGATTTAACACGTGTTAAATACCAAAAATTTATAAATGATCTTCTAAAAAAACTTAGTAAGCAAACCGTTTTACTCATTAACTCTACAATGCACAATGCATTGGAAATAGCGGTTAATGAACTTGAAATTCTCACTAAGAATCCAACCAATAAAATTAGTATCAAAGAACATAAGGTAATTGACAATCGAAAAAAAATTAAATGCTTTGACATTGATGAATTAGAATCATTTTTAAACTATGTTTTAAATGAACAAGCTACTTTTAAATACTATTCTCTATTTATGTTTTTATCGAGAACTGGCTTACGAATCGGAGAATGTTTGTCGTTACAATGGAATGATATAGAATTTGAAAAAAAGCAAGTCTATATCAACAAAACTTTAATTACCACTCAAAGAAATCAATCTATAAAATTCGGACCTCCTAAAAATAAAAGTAGTATAAGAACACTTACTTTGGATGCTTCTACATTAGCACTTTTAAAGACGATAAAAAAAGAACAAGCTAAAAGCACCTTAAAAAACGGAAAATATTATAAGGATTATAACTTTGTGTTTACCAATGAAGATAATTCTTGTATGTTACAAGCTTCGACGCTAGCGTTTTTGAAAAAAGCATGCAAAAATGGTGGCTTCGAATACATTACATTACATGGCTTCAGGCATACACATGCTGTACATCTGTTACAAAGTGGAGCAAATATAAAATATGTTTCTGAGCGCCTTGGACATACCACTATTAATATGACAGCAGATGTTTATCTACATGTAACAAAATCTATGGAAGAAACCGCAGTGAATCAATATGATGATTTTTTAAAATCTCGTGGGCAAATTGTGGGCAATAGTATTTAATAAGGCGCTAATACCTCTTGTTATAGGCAGATTTAGATGGGTATAATGATAATAATTCATTTTCATTATTTGTTGCTACCCTTTTGCATTCTGGCAGTAATGTGAAATGAGAGAATTTCCGCTGAAATTCTTTAAATAGATATCCTTTCTCCTTTACTTTTATACCTAGCTTTTTTTTAGTACCTTGCACTTTATATATTCTCTCATTATACGGAAGTAATACTCTTCTATTTGTTCCGACAATATAATCTTTCGGATATTGGACAATATGGTCTAATTCAATTTCTCCACCTATTTGAAAATCATCTTTTAATGTTCTAAATAACTTAATCCATTTCATACCGTTTGTAGCTTGTTGTACTTTTAACTTTACAAACCGCATTTTTTTATTATCTGATGCAAATTCTGAAGTAGAAATCAATATCATGCCTCGTTTTCGTCGCAAAAGTAAAGGGATATCGGGATGGTTATATTCTTGGTAGAATCTCCGAATACCTACTGTAACCTTTAATAATGGAATATTCTCACCACCACGAGTTATACATTCAAATCGGTATACATAGGCGAAAAAGTCTTGTGTTTTTTCATCTTTAATCGGCTCTGACATTGCCTCACAAATATTTTGTGATCGAAGTGGAGAAAAATAGATTTCTTCATTTTTATTCTCAATTCGTATAGGTTGTACACAAAAAACATGTGAAATTAATGCGGGTACCCATTTAGAAAACGTTTCACTATCATGTAATACTGTTACATTCGAAATCAAATCGTCATGCCATTCATATTTTGGCGGTTCCATTAATTGATTCGGTTTCCAATCATGAATGACCTCATACCAACTTTGAAATATATAATCAAGTTGTTCTTGCCTAATTGGTTCTTTTGACACAATCCATGGCGTATTTTCATTTAATACATACGGATTATGCTGAATAAACAATATATCAGAAAACATATCATACAATCTTTCATTTAAACGCTTTAACTTACTAGTTAATAAAAATGTCTTATAATGTATCTCTACAATGTCTAGCCATTCAATAGGAAAATATATAAATGAGACATGTTCCTTTAAAAGTGGCTCTACTATATTTTTAAATGTTAATAACCGTAATTTTTCCATGTATTGAGTACTTCCTCTCTTCATTTGTCTTGATTATCAAAAAATGAGAAATAACAATTACTTAATCTAATCAATTTAAAACTAACTATCTAAAAGAAGAATTTAAAACTATTTATTAGAATAATACGTTATTAAAGAAACACTTTTAAAAGTTACACGTAATTATCATATACATCACCCCTAACATCTCAAACATATTACGTACACATTATATACTATATATTTATATACTGTATTTATATTTTACAATAATTTTACAAAAAACAAATATAAAAAAAGTATTGCCTATACTTACTAGCAATTCCTCTATTCTTTATCCAATTACGTCTCACCTTATTAAGCCTAAAAATGGTGATTTACCACGTTTAGACAAATACTTCTTCGAAAATACAGTGTTTTATAACGAACAACCGTATTGTGAATTAGTCAGCGCTCAATTTTTCGAATTAGACATTTCACCTTGTCCTACAGAATTAAACTAGCCATTTGTAACTAATAGAATTTCTTATTGTTCAAAATTGACCTACTTAAAAATTAAGTTGATGGACATGCGGTCTTACCCTTATTAGTATGACTAATAATGCTATAATCACTCATATAAATCCTGAAACCAGTAAAATTTTAGTTAGCTTCTCACATATAAATTGGACAAGCATACGCTATTGTATACCCCCCACTCATAGAAAGATAGAATGTATTAATTTTCTCAATTCACTAATGGAAAAACCTTAATAAAAATATCTTCATATTTATCGAATATAGTTTTGAATTCTTATAAACTATATAATTTTGGAGTTGGTTCATACGTTACAAAAAACTGATCGTATTATCATTATGGTCCCTCCACTTTCACAAGTGTTTGTTACATTTTTCTCATCATTAGGAGAACCTATTTCATCACAAATTTTGTCTAATACATCTCCATACCCTGTATCAATGTTTGCACTTAATGAACTTGAAAGTGAATTATTTGAAGTCGAGTTAAAACCAATACCACCGCATTAAATCCAGGTTCAATTGGACCTACCGGTAATACGGATCTACCAACATTAATTCTTACCGATAGGGTAATTGACACTGGCGTACTTACTATTTCTGGTGGAGCAACAAATACAATTACCTTTACTATCCCAATCACTTTAATAACAACCGCGACTATCGAAGTTTCAGCATTTTAATAAAATTTTATTAACCAGCCTATATTTTTTAGTACGTACACTCTCAAAAACTTATTATGGACTTCTAGATATATCGGGTATCAAAATTCCTTGAATACATTATCTATCTTTGATATCACGAATGATTTTATGAGTATTCAGTATTAGTGTTTTCTATATGATTAAGTCTATATTTGAAGGTGACATATCAGCGATATTTTTTATCTATTTCTTATATGTGTTAGTAAGTTCGTTTGCAAACTTGTTAGCACTTTTTATAATTATTCTATTAATCATATATAAGAATTTTTATAAATGAAGTAAATTTCTTAGGACATGTATTCGTTTTACAAATGAAAGAAGACATCTCCTAAAATTGGAAATGTCTCTTTTAAATTAATAAAACAATTTTGGTTGTATTTCTTTATTTTGATCAGTTTTTTCACCAATAAATTATGTAGTTTCAGTACTTGTACTACAACTTGTCGAGTATAAAATCGGTATACCGCATATTGCATCATTCATTACATCACGAAAAACTTTTGCAGCGACTTCTGTGAAAGTTTGACACAGATTAGATATATCATCATTAAAAAACTGTATTACTTCTGCAGAAAAAACTGGAAAAACAACATTCGCTCCACCCGAGAACTGCGGCTGTACAACAACTTGTACAAGTTCAAAAGCGTCTAAAGGATAAGGAATTGGATTTACAATCCCATCCCCAATAACACTAACAATAATAGTTACATTGCCAAATTGCACTGTAGGTTTAAGAAGTGTAGCTAATGTAATCGCTTTTTCAAAATCCGTAGTTTGTACTAAAATAATAAAATTTCCATCAGTCGGTATTAGCGGACCTACTGTTACAGTTGGATCAGCTCCTACTGAATTTCTAAGTTCATTAAAATATGTGATCCATGGCGGTGAAAGTTGAGGTTGTATATGCTCGTCCATTCTTTTTCCACCTCCTTTTGTAATTCTTAATAAGATAATATGGATAAAACTCGATAGTGTATTAGACATATATATTATTTTTCACTATTATTTTCATAAACTTACCATATCAATTTGGGAATTTTGTACGCTTAGAAAACCATTTAGACACATTTACCTAATTATTGTACGCCAATAATATAGTTGTGGAGAATTTACAGATAGAGGATTTAGAAAGAGCAAGAGGACACAGCTAATTAATCATGAAGATACATTGTGTTAGATGAGTAAATACATAGGCTTCATTTGTAGTAGTATAGTATGTTTTTCCTTTACTGTTATGTACTTTATACTGTGGCGAACCATTGACACTCACTTTTGCATCAATTATAAATCCCAATCCTGTATCTACAGAACCAGCTCCATCTTTATCCTGCTAAGATGGAGCATTATAGAAACGTAGATTGTCTACTCTGCTTTTTAATCTATTAGGAACAGATACTTCTGAAAGAAATCCACTATATCGTAGCAGGAGTTATATTCACAGCTGTAATTTTACAAGTTGAAATAGCAAACCTAACAGTTGTAGTTGGATTTATAGGTAATGTCCCTAGTACTATACCAAGTCCCGTTTGTTCCACGTTAAAATCCGCTGCAATAGAACCATTACTTGCTAAAAGACTCACTGTAGATCCAATAAACGCATCCAGTAACTGTCTAATTGGTCGTTCACGACATTCACACTCGCATCCTACATCGGTAGGTGGAAGTAATGTTATAGGTGGTCCTGGTGGTAAAAAACCTACTCCTGTTACATCAGAAATATTGACCACAAAGGTTGTAGTGCCATCTGTAACTGTAACTAAAAAATCATTCACGGAAGTGATAGTAAATAGAAAGAAAAGTGGGGGCGTGTTGGGTGTGTCTGCAATAGTGCCAAGAATAACAGTTTCTCCAATAAGTTGTTGTAAAACGCTTTGCATAGGTAAAACACAGCAATCACAAAGACAACCTTCAGTTGCTCCTGTCGGGCCTGTGTCTCCTGTTGGACCCGTTCCTCCCGTTGGGCCTGTGTCTCCTGTTGGACCCGTGGGACCGGTTGGTAAAGTAAATGGTGGGATTGGGGGAAGTGTAGGGCCAATTACATTTGGATTTAATGCATTTGCTTGAAGTATCCCATTTATCTTTTGTATTTCATTTTTATCAAACACATAACTACCTCCTATGATTGTACTATATTGTAGTAATACAGTTATCTTACATACACATAAACTTCATTAATCGTAATATAATATGTTTTCCCTATACAATGGTGCACCTTAAATTGTAGTGAACCGTCCATATTTACCTTTCCTTCAATTGTATATCCCTCACCTGCATCTACGAAACCTGCCAAGATGGAGCATCATAGAAACGTAGATTATTAACCTTAGAAACCACACGCTTCCCTACAATAGATGAATCAACTGTACTTTTCTTATTAAACTGCACATAAGATGGATCGTTCTTAATCCACTGATCCCCACCAAGATTTAACCAACCATCCCTTTCAGCCCGCACAAAATAAATGAAACTTTAAGTAGTCAAGTGGATCTTCATAATCTGTTCCACCAAGGTATTTCGTTACATCATAGTGAGTCCATAATCCTTTTTCTACAGATAATCTAAGGTCACGTAAGATTTTAGCTAGTAACTTAACATATTTATCATAGCTGCGTTTGAATTTTGTATAGTCCACTGTTTCGCATAACTCTACATGTACAAATCGTTTATTAGCAGCAGTACCTCCACCATAAGCAATGGACTTTGTATCTGCGATTTGGATTATTCCATTCCAGTCAACCGCATAATGAACGAACGCGTTTCTCCATCTTCTTCAAAACCAGTACGCATTATCTCTTCCCATGAAGCTACAGACTTTGTTAAATCTGTTTCGGGATAATTCATCCGTTTTGTTATAAATTCTTCACGGTTTGAAGGATTATTTTCTAATTGTTTATATTGAGTTAATACCTTTTTAAATAATTGTTTAGCGTAAGAACTTCTCGGCTCGCTGAACATAGGATTTGCTTTTTCCCACACATCAGGATTATCAATTTCTTCTGGATTATCGATCTTGCAGATGAAGGGAAACAATGGGTCTTCTAAATCTTTGCCTTTTAGAATATTCATCGCTCGCTCTTTCGTCTTGTCTAAGAACCCATCGCGAACAAAACCATCTGTACCAATAAAAAATTCTCTAGCATTTGGCACTTTTCCAAGTCCACTAGAGAATACATTTACTACATCAAAGTTTTCATATCGATGTATTTCATCGTAAATAACACAACCGTCACGAAGTCCATCCTTAGAACCAGCATTAGATGTATGATATTGCATAATGCTTTGAGTATCGTTACTCAGTATCTCTACCTTAGTTCGATAAAACATATCTTCTAGTATTTCTTTTCCTTTAATAGCATCATAGACTTCACGAAAAGAAACTTTAGCTTGCTTCTCGTTGTTAGCCACAATTGAAACATTGTAGCGTTCTATCCCGTGTAGTGGACTAATAAAGAAATGACATAATGATGAAATCAAACCATTTTTACCGCCACCACGAGCCATCATAATTAGAAACTGCTCGTAAAAAACCGAATCGTCTTCTTCATAAAAAAGAAAAACAAAAGCGGTTAAAAACTTCTGAAATGTTTGTAATTCAAAATACCATTTCTCTGTAAACTTTATATAATCATCATGCATTTCATTATCGAAATACAGATCATCACGTATTAAAATGTATTTCTCTAGGTAATCAATTAGCATTATGCGCTCTTTATTTAGCTTAATTTTTCCCGCTCGATACATTTCAATATATTCAGTTACATATTCATTTTGAATCATGTTAAATCTCTAGCAGAGCGCACAGGTTTTGAAGGAACTTTCTTTTCTTCTGCCGATGCTTCTAATCCAAGTGCATCTAAAATCTTTATCATTCGATCGTTAGTTTTATGTAAATCATTAATAGAAGGATTGGATTTCGGACCGTGCATGCCGGATACTTTTATTCCTGTTTCTTCAATATCATCAACAAGAATACATTTTAAATCCCACAGCGATAAATAATCTTGAATTAAGTCAGCATAATGATTACCTACAATCTTTTTTTCTTTCAATTGATTTATTAAATCCTTTTCAATCCTTTTTCTCATTGTTTCACGCTTAACTCTAGCCACAATATCTCTCCCTTCTGATTTACATCGTTTTCCAATTTGATATAACGCGCGAATTTGCTTATAAATTTAGAAAATCGACCCCCTCCTCCGGTGCCCCTTAGACGAAAAAAAGCCCAATTCTTGAACCGGGGGGTGTTATTTCTGTTTTATTTTCACCATTTCTCATCATGTTCCCATTTATTTTGTTTCTTTTCGTAAACTCTTCCGTGTTCTTTGTTATGACAATTCACGCAAACCGTTTCAAGATTGTCTATATCTAATGCTAACTCTGGATGATGTTCTAGTTCTTTTATATGATGGACAACGAGCTGTATCTTCTTACGCTTTGCACTCTCACTGTATTCATTGGTATCTGTTTGAACTCGACCATTACGCTTGCACTCTTGACACTCATAGTTGTCGCGCTTCTTTACTGGTTCTCGTATGCTCTTCTACTCACCACAGTCATAGAACTTACGCTTCTGTTGTTTGGTTTTATATTCTTTCATCTGTCTTTACCCAGCGTGTTTGATTCTCTCTATCTCTTTCCAATAAATCTTTTATTGGTGTTTGCGTGAGATATTCTACAGAGTAAAACATTGGCTTCTGTTCATACAGCTTATAATAATTAAATCGATTAACATCAATCCCAACCTTCTTGTACGCCTTCTCATCAGGCTTAAGGTATTTGATGTATGCTTTCTTATCAATGGGTATAAGACCAAGTGCAGCAATCCTATCGTTTAAAACGCTATCCAATTACCCCTCACTCATTAACCAAAATAAAAAGCACCCGAATGGATGCTTAGATTTAACTTATTCATTATTACTTTCTCTACTTTCATCATCATCTGATTTCGGGTCTAACATGCTTCCTATATCAGGCGGCAAAGTTAACTCTATGCCAGCTACTGGCTGATTATCCTCATTAAAATAATACTTCTTCACCTTATTCAATTCTTCATTTTTCTTATTTTCACTCATATTACCCCGCCTTTTATGTATGATATTAAATACTTTACTTAATATGTACATTGAGAAGGATAATATACTATTCTTTCAATCCTGACACTACTCATGCAATTTTTGCATAATGAAAGAGCAACCGTGCACCAGTTGCCCTTTCGTCAAAATCTTTTGTTATTACTATTTAAATACGGTATTTATTCTTGTTCCAATCACTTAATACCGTTACATTCATTCTTTCCCACAATATTAAGTAACTGGAAGAAGAGCAAAAGCCCTTCTCCGTCTACACAACGTGAATTGCAATTGAATGTGAAAACAAGAAACAATTGTTCATCCAATCTACAACCACCGCCACCGGTCATGACGATCCATTTTCAGTTATCATGAATCTTGTGAGCGTTGTTTTCCGCCACTACTCACAATACAAATATAACATGCTAATTCCAAAACAACCGGCACATTTACTGCCAAAAAACGGTCACGATTCTGCCATTTATTTTAATTCGCTAATAACCTTTATTTTCCTAGATTACCTCACTGCAACAGCTACACTGAATAAATTGAACTTTCTTTCAATAACTATGCTTGATCGGATTGTAGAACATGTAATGGAGGCGGAATAATCCAACCTTTTTTCTTATTCAGACGAAGTAATATAGCTCCAGCTTGTGCTTTTTTCATATGAAATTGACCAAACATCATTCCAACATCTTCTCGAAGAGATTGTCCCATAGCTTGACTACATGCTACTAAGCCAGCAGCAAGATCCATAGAAACTTTAGCTGCAATTTCTGCATCATTAATACGAGCACCAGGAGGAATCGTTTCAATAGATGCAACTGGTCTTTCTGGAGGTGCTGGTGGTAATGCAACACCATTCAATTTCAAGATATTTTTTAATTCTTCAACTTCTGATTGGATATCATTCTCTACAAGGTTCTCTAAAAATTTCTTTAAATCCTCGTCCCCTGTATGGTTAATAAGAACTTGATATCCAGCAATCGCGCCTTGTGCCGCTGCAAGATAACTCCAAATCCCAAAGACTTCTCCGTAGTGCATTGGTTCATTTTGTGGATTTCCACTTAAAATACCCATAAAAATATTCCTCCTTAAAGAAATTAGACTTTTAGCAACAATACTTACTATAGAAAAAATTTTCCCAATCATGTTCTTGATTAAAGAAAATAAGTTCTTATAACTCATAAGGAACACCTTACCCAAATATAGTAATTACCTCTCATAGAATGTACCGTTACCAAAAATTTATGCTTATAAAGAATAAATACATTTCAATTAACTTAATCCATTATTATTAAGTATTTTTAATAATAAAAATTAAAGATACTTATCATAATTTGAATTCAAATGGTTTTATATATTTTCAACCGAATATTGTCTTTAGGAACTGGAGACATTACTAAATACGAAAGGAGGGAAAACCATGAAGAAAAAACTTACATCTATTTTAGGTGCCCTATTACTAACTATTACGGTTTTTGGTACAAGCATCCATGCTGAATACGATGGATATAATACGAATAGAGTTAACAATAATAATACTACAACTCGAGTTAATGACTATAACACGAATAGAGTTAATGACTATAACATGAATAGAGTTAATAATGATGTGAGAACTCGAAATGTAAATACGACAAATGATTTAAATGATAATCGTAATAAAAATAATAATTGGACTTGGCTTGGTTTATTGGGACTACTAGGATTATTTGGTCTTAGAAAAAAAGACAAAGATCCAGAAACACGTTAATGTAGAACATTGTATTTAATTTTAAAAGATATTTATTTATCAAAAGAATGCAAAATGAATACATTATGAATCGCCTTTAATAAGGCGATTTTTTATTTTTTAAAATCAATAAGAATCACAATAAACAGATGCTATTAATCGGAAACAATGAATTTCTTAATTTTATAGTAATAGAGCATTACATCTATTTGACGAACTACGCTCCTTTTTTATGCCTTTTCTTCACTTACCCATATCTTATATTGTGTGTAACTGCCCCTTTTGCTGAATCCCTTGGTATCATTGATTTCATTTTACTTTCTCTTTTGAGTTACACAGTACAAAAATTATGAGTAACTGTATAGGGATACCACCAGTATTTTGCAAAATAACCTACGCTATGAGGAAAAATAAAATAAGCTGCCCATGTGGACAGCTTATTTACATAATTATCGTTACTGGAAGTGAATAGTTTCAGATTAAAATGAACTAAATAATCAGGGGAGCGGTCAAGTCCAAACCGAGTTCTGTATGTAACATATATTGATTAAATGTATTGATAAAGAAAGTGAGGCTAACACAAATGAACACTTCCAATCAATTTAACCCTCCTATTCTGTTTATCCCAAAAGAGAAAGAATGTTACGAAAAAAGAATATCTGTCTTGGTTTCCATCAAGATAGATCCTAAGACTTTATCTCTTTGTTCAAGTTTGAGCCATCAGTTTACTGCGACAGGTACGTATTCTGACAAATCAACTAGGGACATTACAAAACTTGTAGAGTGGTACTCTAGCAATCTTTCAAGTGCAATAGTTTCAAATGAGGAAGAAACAAAAGGTTTGACTACAGCAATTAATACTGGGGAAGCTCAAATTTTTGCAAGATTAGACGGAATCATGAGTTCGGATAGTTGTCTCACGGTTACTGAACCAGTGGTTCAAATAACAAATTTAAAGGGCTCCAATGATTATACGTTGGATATAAATAAAACAGTTTCTACGACTGAGACAACCAGCATGAATTGTCCTAGTAGAACTTTCGTTTTTGGTAAGGGCGTCTTATTGCTTGAGAATGATGTTGCATCCTATGATTTCGCCAAACAACTTTGGTCACTCACTCAATATACTGTTGTGCAGATATCTCCATCAATTATCAAAGATCAATACACTACAGGTGAACAACTGGCAGCGGATTACTGGTGTGTTTGGATCGGAATTCAAGGGAATATTACTGATCTGGACATCATGGAAATGATGCAACCAGGAGGAATCATTGATGAATTCACCAAGCTTGGTGGGATTTTCATTGTACACGATACCGATACTAATCCAATAATTGTAACATCTTCTGAAGGACTTGAGTTCATTGGGGGGAAATCTGAGTCACTAACACAATTTTCGAAGCTTGTACAAATACCTTTGTCCTTTGAGTATCTTCGAACATATTTATATATTAACTCTATCAAGAAAGAAGGTGACTCTATGGCTCTTGAAACTAACTGTGAGACTTGTACTCCTCCTGAAGGTTCCACATCGATTCTTACTGTGGATATACCAGGTGGTCTAGCAATTAATCTATTGGGGATTCATATCGAAGCTTGCCCGATCTGCGTTACAGTATTCACTGATGGATCCGATACACTTACATCTCAACAACAAGATATCGCAAATAATCTCATCAAAATCGTTCAGAATTTAGTTCCAAATATTCCTGGTGCTTAAAGGGAAATAGTTTGTAATTTAATACAGGGCTTGACCCAAAAAAACGGTCGAGTCTTTTTTAATTTTTTCCAAAATGCTGCGATACCCCTAGATTTAAAAAGAAATAAGCAATGATTAGATTTTAAACCTAGTCATTGCTTTATCCATTGCATCTTGGTTTACACCTATCGTAACGTGACCTTCTCTGACGAGTGATTGAATATCTCCATGAGTAATGCTATGTTTTTTGTTTGCATGTACATATGATACCCGTACGTCTTTCTTAATGAATGTGTTCCTATTTCATCTAATCCGAACTCAGCCGCTGCTCCGCTTAATATCTTATATGCCATGCTACGACCAATTGGACGATTCTTTCCTTGTCTGCTTTGTAATAAATACTCTTTGTCTTCTCTTTCTTCTATAAACCATTTCAGTTCTCTTTTTAATGCTGCAGTAATTTGTATTCGTTTCTGTTTCCCTGTTTTCTTTTCCCTCATAGATATATGACTGCCTTTGACATCTCTTACCTTTAATTTCAAAATATCTGAGATTCTAAGGCCTGTATTAATGCCCATAATGAAGAGGATATAATTACGTAAGCTCTTTTCCTTAAAATACTCTTTTAGCTGCTGTATTTCTTCTGTATCACGTATTGGTTGAACGAAGTTCATTATTCATTACCTCCAGTTTCTTCAGTCACATAAACTTCTAATCTAAGAGCAAAAGCAAGTTTATAAAACACCCTAGCCTTAACACGTCGATACGTACGCTCACTCATACCAATTTCGTTATAAACCATATAATCACATACATCTTCATCTTCTAAATAACGCTTAATGATAATATTTCTTTGATCTTCTCCTGCACGCCCATTATCCAAACGATTTAGGAATTGATCGATACGCAATGACGTTTTCTTGATCCACTCTTCTCGTTTACTTTGTTGTATATTAGCCATCGCTACATCTTCTAATGGTTTTCCTACATCATTTGTAGGTCCGTGATATCTAATTTCATAAGAAGGAGTGACTTTCATTTCTTCACGCATCATTCCAAACTGTCTATATAAACGTACATTTTCGAGAACACCTTCTAATTTTTTCTGCGTTGCTGCTCTATCGATTTTTGGTAAGAAAGATAATTGTATAGTCATGTAAGACCACTCCTTTTTATTTTTTTATTACCTTTGTCTTAATGCTCCACGCCTACGCTCATAACAAGGTCTATGCATCCCCATCAAATCCTCAATTTCACGAGTGCTTAATTTCTCTTTTCTTTTTTTCTTATTTTTCTTCTTAGCTTGTTTTGATTGCTTTTTCCATTCACGTAATTAATCTTTTAATACCTTCATTCCCCATATCCCCTTTCAAAAATAAAGAGGACACTATTTCTTAAAACAGCTTTATTGCTGCTCTAAAAATTGGTGTCCTCTAGTTTTCTAGCCGGACTATATTCAGTTTGCTTTCACTTTAAAAGGATTATTTTGTTAAGTTTTATTAAATAAACCAGTCTCTTAATACATCTAAGAGACTGAAAAAATTCACACTAGCGGCCCTTTATATGGAATACGTGGCATATTAATGAAATCATACGTCACAATATCTTCTATATTTTCCAGATAGGCATGTAAGCTTTCAACTAACATAAGATTAGGTATACTTTCTTTTTCTTTTATCAAAATAATAGGCTTTTGGAATGCATATGCGTAACCAAGTTCAAAAGCCGTACCACTATCTACACATCCATTCACAAAATCATGAATTGCCACTACTACATCCGCTCTTCTTAAATATTTTAAATCGTTATGAAAAACTACAGTTCTCCACTCCGTAGATCCAAAAGTTAAATGTTCATGTTGATAAAACCTAGCTGGAAAAATATTTGCAACAAAAGGATTGTTACTAAGCGCATTTTCTAGTCTCTTTATCCTGTTAAGTTGTTCATCATTAAAAAATGGACTTGCTATAAATACCCTAACTACCCTGGTATTCTTTTTATCCATACCACCTATACCTCCTTTCGCCCTTATAAAGTTTAAATATTCAGTTCATTACACAGATATTATCGTTTACTTAAAAATTATGAATATCTATCCCTTGAATAAAACTCAATATTCCGTAAATACTTTAGACACATGGTTATCTTTTCTCTGTTTTCCTTTGTTAAGCAGTTAGCTTTTGCTAGCTGCTCTTTTACTTAAAACAACGTCATCTGCCCACTCTTATTCTGCTCTTCTAATTCCTTTACTCTCTTCTCAAGCCTTTGTATTTCTTGATTTAAGAGATGGTTCATTTTATTGTTGTTATTCCTTGTTTTAAGGCATCTTTCATGAACGACATTATCGTATTGATTAAGTATCCATTCATCTTCGAATACCCAATCTTCACAAATAGGACATTCCGCCACAATACAACCTGACGCCATTTCCCTCTACCTCCTGAATAAAACCCAATATTTCGTCGATACTATAGATAACCCATCTTTAATGTGCTGTAACCATTTAAATCTTCTTTAAGACTGAGCAGTTAGCTTTTGCTAGCTGCTCTTTTTCGTACATGCAACTTACATACATTCCAAAAAACCATATATTAATTTCGAATGGAACTCACAAGTCATCTTTTTACAGTAAATCTTGACCAAGGAGCGCTGTTACATGGCGCTCTGTTATTTATGACAAAATGAAATTTTTATATTAATCTTCATCTAACGCGGTAACAGTTAAATAATTACGAGCTTTCTTTCTACTGGCCACCCTCTTTCTATAAGCTGGTGTTTTATAAAAGTGTACTGTCTTAGGAAGTACACCCAAATGTTGAGCGCACTCCAGTACAGTTCCAATACATATTAGCGATTCACCCTTATAAATGGCGTACTCCTTTAACTCCATTACCCAACTCCCCTTCGCTCTAAAATTTAAGATCATTTTCACTTCCACATAATATTTTAAATTCTGCTTATACTATAGCTGTAACTTAAAGTTACATATCATTTACTTGTAGGGCCTAATTTTCCTTTATACAACAAGTAGTTAGTTAATTACGCTGACTGCTTTGTTGTACAAAATGAAGTTTTAATTTAGTTTTATCCCCTACATATTTTTTGAAAATTCTGTTTATAATATAGTTGTAACTTATATCTGTATCCAGTGAAACTTCTAAAATTGTACAATAGAGCAGTTAGCTACTTCAGCTAGCTGCTTTGTTGTGCTGAATGAAGTAGCTATAAAAAGCTTTCTCAATATCCACATCATGGAAATAAATTACCTTTTATGGTAATGTATTGGTAATCCTGTAAAGGTTTATTGTTTCATTAAAAGGACCCGTTCCCCTAATCGGGTACTTTTAAATGTTCCTTACTAAAATAGCGTTTGTATACTAGTTTACAAGCCGTTTCTTTTCATAGAAATACAACATAGTATAAAATACAGGACCAAGCTTTCTAAAAACTTGTCCGAGTTAATTCTTAAAAAGAGGTGAACATAAATGCCTATCGTTAAGCCTTTTATAGCTGGAAGACGATTTGTAAGTACAGCAGCAACAGGAACAGCTGCTGGAGCGGATTTAACTTTTGCTAACACAGACTTCACTGATGACACTGGTGCTGTAACAACATTCCCTGCTTCTTACGCTTATTTCACGCTTTATATTAATGGTGTTATTCAAACAGGTGATACTATTACTGGTGTGACTACTACAGCTGCTACTATTGTAGGAGGAGCCGTCCTAGACGGAGGTACTCCTATTGTAATTGAATTTACTATAACGTAACTTTAGTTGTCTTTTTAGAGGTTTCATTAAAAGAAACCTCTAATTTTAAAAACTGACATTAACTTTAGTAGCAACTACATAATACAGTGCATATACTAGTATAGAATGATAGGAATTTATACTCACTCTCGACAAGAGCACTTATATAGTGCTCTTTTTTAGATTCCTCTTTTCTACAAATAGAACAAAAAATATTTTATCTACTTTTAAAAAGGAGGTGTTTTTATTAATACAACTTTAATTTCCCATTTCTACAATGAAGAGTATCTGCTCCCATGGTGGTTAATGCACCACACAAAACTATTTAATCACGGTATTCTTATTAATCGAGGATCTACTGATCGTTCAGTAGAAATATGTAGATTATTTGCACCTCATTGGGAAATCCGAGATTCAAAAGTATTAGAGTTTGATGCCATATTAGTTGATAAAGAGATAATGGAAATAGAAAAAGAAATTAAGGGTTGGAAAATGGTTTTAAATACCACTGAATTTCTTTGCTGTTTTGATACGGAAGCCTTTTACTCTTCTCTTGCTACCTTAGGGAAAAACATGTATTCCATTCGGACTATTTTGATGGTGGACGAACCTACTCACAGTTATAGTAATCCAAGATACGGTATTCCCCTTGTCAAACAGCGTTACCATGGGATAATACTCCATCCTCAGCCAACCAAACCTTACTACGTAGGAGGGAGACTCATCCACAATTATTTGCATGGTAACTATACAGCTGGAAGGCATAGATCAAATCATCTATTTATCGTTTACATGTATCCTGCTTTCATTTTAAAATTCTTTTACAGCCCATGGAACAAGGCTATGAAAAATCGAAAATTACAAATTGGTCCAACGCTTTCTAAACATAGCATCCAGAATGGCTTAGGTACTCATCACCTAGTAACACTAGATGAATTAGAAGCAAAATATCTATCCTTTGCAACCTCAACCATTGATCTTCGATTAATCCCGGAATATCAAGTTTTATTCCCAGATTTATGTTTTCCTAACCATTAACATATCTAAAAAGAACATTTTGAAACTTTCCATAGGGCCCTTGCTTTCAGTAAGGGCCCTCCCTTATTAAAATAGCGTTTTTGTTTAAAATAATAGCTCCAAATTAATTGGACGTATTTTCCAGTTTATTCACCGCAACGTTCATGTTAAAATCCCATTTGAGTACGACATAGCTCAACCCTATTAAGCTCTGCAGTATTTGCGGGGCTTCTTTTTTTCAACAAACCGTTAGTTATTTGTGATGACTACCTTGGTGTACAAAATAACGATTTTGTTTATAAACTAAACATAAATTATGAACATACATACAATAATCAAGATCACCTTATTTCAATGCTCTCTTGGTCATAGAGCGCCGTAAAAAGCGCTCTTTTTATTTAAATAAGGATTTCGTTAAAAAAATTAATAAATTCGATATTCCACTAATACTAATGACAGTACAACCTACTTCTGACCCAGGTTGTATTACATAGAGCAGTTAATACAACTAACTGCTTTTTTTAGTTTTCATTACATAAATTTAGAATTTAAGCACATACTATTTATTGGCTATTACAGATGTAGCCTAATAAAAACGTAAATGTTCATTCACTTGGCAGACAGCTTTTTATAATTGTCTGCCAAAAAATATTAAAAATGTATAATTTCCAAAATGAAATTCATAATATATATAGGTCTAAATTTCTAAATCCTCATTTCAGCCTTTAGTATTAGACCTAATAAAGCGCTCCTCTCTCTTCCTTGGGGCTAAGCAGTTAGCTTTTGCTACCTGCTCCTTTTTATTTTTTATACATAAATTCAAAATCCCTGTCCATACTATACTCAACCATGTAATTTTATACGCCTTAAAATCATGGATGTAATGTTCTCATTGCAGCTAGCTTTTGCTGGCTGCATTTTTCATAGCTTGTGATCCTTAGAGTGGATGAGCATATATTATTGACATAGGAATTTCCCTCTCATAAAATCCTCTTTACAAAGAGCACTTATATACGTTGCTCTTTTTTTATTTTCTACCAAATAGCGTTTTTATTAAAATTTTTTCACCTTTTAAATGGACAAGCATATGTTATTGTATGGAGACTCTCCACTCATAGAAATCTACCTTTCTTGTTCAAGAGCATGCTTATATGTGTGCTCTTTTTATTCAATGTTGTTTACACGATTATGTAGGATAAAACATAAGTTATATGGTAATTCAATACTCATAAAACCTATTTTTCTAAGAGCTTACTCACTTGTACGCTCTTTTTTTGTATTCAAATAACGCTTTTGTTCATTTGAAAATAATTAACTATTATTTCAAAAATCGGAAACAATTATCCGGTGTTTTTTCTGAATACTCGTGATATTATTTTGTTGCTGGTGTTCATCAACCCGAGCATTCAGTAACACCATCCACAGGCTCTACTCTCATCATTTCCCTTTTGAGAGTAGAGCTTCTATTTATAGAACTATACTTAACACTCTGTGTATATTTGTACAAAATTCAAATTATATGCCAATTAATTGACTGACATTGAATTTTTTGGGATTTCATGATAATATTTACCTATAAAATCATTACCCTTACGCAAGGAGCTATGGGCCTTTCCACTCATGGCTCTTTTTTATTACGATTTACACTTTACATCTACACGTTTTTGACTAGCTTCTCGACTAAAGCCGTCTGGGTATCTTGTTGCTAATTTAGATATATTCATTTGTGCAATATCTTCTAAGGTATATCCCATTTCGTGAGACATGATTGAAATATAGTACAAGATGTCCCCTAACTCTAAAGCAATTTTATGCGTGTTCCCTTCTTCTTCTCCCGGACAATGAGCCGGATCAAATCCATGACCATGAAAGATAGCTTTTTTTACGATATCAGCAACCTCACCAGCTTCTCCCGTAAGCCCTAATGCTGCATTTAATACACGTCCACCGAAATCGTTATTTACATTCCATGTACGTAATGTTGCTTCCTGATATTGATCTAATTCACAGATTTGATTGATATTCAGTACAGCTTGTCCACCCTTTGATTCACTAACTAATTTAGTTGTTGCATATACACCGTTTTCCATTGCTTTCATTTCCATCTACTCCCTTTAACTAATATTTTTCTTTGCTTTTTTATTCCTAGCTGGTGTTGTAGCTGCTTTCTTTGGATCCCATCCGTAAGTTGCTACTCTTGATCTAAAAGTACTAGCACTAATCCCATTTTCTTCAGCTATCTTAGCCCAATTTTTTCTATCATTTTGTTTACGAACAGGAATAATCGCTGCTTCTTGTGGATCCCATCCGCTATTGACTCTCCCATAAAACGTACTAGGAATAATTCCGTTTTCTTTCGCTACTTTTAATAACTTGTTGAATTTCCCTTCGCCAATATGCCAGTATGCTCTTGGCGGTATTTTTAATGCTTCTTGTAATTCCCATCCATATGTGTAAACCCTCATGTAAAGAGCTTTTCTACTAATACCATTAGATCTAGCTACTTCATACTCTTCATTAGTTAACCACCGATTTAAGGCCATTTGTTTCCCCTCCTAATCTAGTGCCAAAAATTCAGCTCTGTTACGCTTCGAATGAATTACCCTAATCTTCCGAATACTATTACCATGCTCTTCTAACGTTGCATTCCAAGCTTCAGCTTCACTCCTAGCATCAAAGCAATCCATCTTTTGCCGTTCCTCTTTATCGTAGAAATGCACTTCATAGCTTGGATTCAAAAACTTTTCACTGGTACTTATCGCGTTATAGTTAAAACTGCCTATAACATCATCAATTGTTAATTGCTTCATAATCGCATCCCCAGTTATTTGATTTTTTCTGTGATTGTAGTTGATACACGATCAACTTTTCCGCCTTGCCAAGTAATTACTTGTTCTCCGAATCCTGTTACTGGAGGATTCAGTGGCGTAACCTCACCATTCTTGACCACATAAATTTTATTATTAGTAACATCGATTTCAACTTTCGTAGGCTTCATACGACTGAAATCCCCCTTTTTCTTGTTAGCTAACTTTTTTGTGTTGATTCCGTTGCAACTCTTGTTTCATTGACTCAAATTTCACTAACCATGCTTTCCATCGCTTATCATTATCTGCTTGTTGTTGCTTTGCTACTTCACACTTACAACCGTTTGTTTCAATTACACCTGGATAAGTTTCTTTACGAATAATTCCTGTACCATTACATATTGCACACATGTTTATTCCTCCTTATTAGAAACCTAAATTTGCAAGCCTTTGATCAGCTGTTGTGAATTTCAAAACCTCTGAATCACCTAATAAACGACTAACTGTTTTAGCATCATATTTATTAAAAAGTTGTTTTCCAGTAAAGTTTGTAGTGGTAAATGTACTCATTCCTTGTCTAGTATTTGATACTGCATATAAAAGACGTTGAATGAAATCCGATGCCTGTCTATTCGAATCAGTTAACCCGCTTTCTGCACCAAGATCATCTAATACAACAAAATCAGCTTGTCCAATTAATTGAACAAAATATTGAAGAGTATATTTGCCGCTCTTATCATCGAAAGAATCCATAATCAACCTTGTTATTGTTTCTAATTCAACATATAAACAACTTTTCATAAGATGATAGTTTTCTTCTTCCTGACTGATATCCCAGAAATATTGATTTAATTCATGAAGCATACTGTATGCTAGGAATCTTTTTCCCGTCCCTTGATTTCCTGTAAATACAGCTTTTCTTGTTTCCCCATTCTTTAAATCTTCCAAAATTTCTTCTACAGTTTTCTTATGACTATTCGTTTCATCACATCCGATTCTGTAATCTGATAATCTTGAAAGAGGGATTTTTTCATTTGTAATAACACTAGTTTTTTCTAGTATGTTAAATTTCTGCAAGCGATTAATCTTTTTATAGTGAGCATTAGCCTTATGAGATTTAATAACTCTTCTATTGGAGTTCGTTCGATATATTCAATAGAATAGAGCATGTGTACCCCATCATACAGTTTGTAATTTTCAAAACGATTAATATCTATCTTCGCTCGCTTGTATGTTTCCTCGTGAGGTTTTAGATCTTTGTTATAAGCTGCTTCATCCACAGCTTGAAGACCGAGTACATCAATCTTATTTTGTAAATCGTTATCCAT